GTAGGGGTAGGACCAGGTACAGCAGGCGTAGGTACGCGGGGAGTAGGGGTAGGACCAGGTACAGCAGGAGCAGGTGCGCCGGGAGTAGGGGTAGGACCAGGTACAGCAGGCGTAGGTACGCGGGGAGTAGGGGTAGGACCAGGTACGGCAGGAGCAGCGCCAGGGACACCAACCCCGATTCCCTGTTGCGCGCGACGACTCAGGTCATCATCCTCATTCCAATCCCAGTCAATTCTCCGACCTAGTTCGCGAAGACGCGAAACACGATCCAAAAGACGATCACGCAGTTCTGTCGCACGCGTCCGTCTAGCAACACGCGGAGATGGTGTTCCATCTGGCAGGATGCCACGACGGGCAAGCGCCCGAGCACGACGCGCGGCCATAAGCGGAGTATCAACTCCCTCTTGCGCCCAATCCTCCAACGCGGCACCAGTGCGGCGCGCACCAGCACCAAGACCAAGTTCCGTATCTCTACCACTAGCAAGCCTTCGAGCACCCAAACCCAAGCCAAGGCTTGTTAGTCTTTCCCCAAGTCGTGCCGCCAGTCGGCGCACAAAGCCAGTAGTACAGCCTTCTCCAAGGCGATTAGTGAACTGTCCAGCGGCCGGTGTTTCTGGCGGACAGCGGAACTGTCCTGCCACTGGATCCCACACAGCGCGCTTCTGTTGAATCTCAAAAAGCAGAGCATTTTTTGTGGAGTCTGACTCAAAGGCAACAGCCTTGTAGTTGACCATGTCATTCCATGCGTTGAATGACGAGTGGTCAATAATTGCGTTTACTACCCTAGGCGAACGTTGTCCGCTATTGATTGTTTTTGTGCGCACGCCATCATTGGCCAGACTCTTAGTTTCAAATGTCATGTCAATCCAACGAATTCAAAAAGTCTCTTCTTGGAGGAGCGCAGCGTTTGAAGCCTACGTTCAAATATTTCTCTCATCAGGTCAAGCCTAACCTGTTCAGGCTTGGTCAGTTTACCATCGGCCGTAAGTCGCCTAATGTAATCCTCCCACTTAAATTCCTCGGCCCTTTTAATTGTGTCATTATAAAGGTTGAGCAGAACCTGTCGTTGCCTTGCTGAAACATCAGCAAAAACATCCCTATATGCGCCACCGTCCCTGTCATACCAGGCTCCAAGAACCTGCACCCGCCGTTGACGCAACTCTTCGGCAGATAGGCCGACACCAGCAGCCAACGGGTCTCCAGTAGAGAACGTTCTATTACGATTACCAACACGAACGGTAGCCAAATTCTGTTCATTTCTGCCACGGTTATCTAAAAGGTAATCAGCAATCGTCAAAGTAAAAAGGTCCTTAATATTTGGACGCAAAAGCGGATCGGCATCAAAAGAGCCATCGACAATATTAGACCTATCTTCAAATATTGAACCCCGCATCTCGTTTTCGCCGTCAGGGAAAACGCGACCAGACCTCAGGCCAAGATAACTCTGAATATCCGAAGAGACACGGCGGGAAAGATGTTCAAAGTCATCTTTAGCAGGAGCAGAAACCCAGCGATTACCACGACCACCATCAAAGATGGTCGTTCGATTTTTCCCTCGCTTTTTATCAAACCGGCTACTCCGAGCGAGAGCGCGTCCCAAAAATTCGGGTGGCACATCCGCAAGAGACCCACCACCGTTAATATGTGCTATAGCCTCTTCAAGAGATGAGATGTTCTTCTCTGATGCAGTCCCAGCAGATTGCCTTGCTACGCGTTCTGTTTTCCAGGGAGCCTGCGAACGGTCTCGACCAGGAGCATTCGCTGCCATAAACTTTCGGTAAACCCACCGCCTCACGTCCACCTTCTGGCCGTTCCTGGTGGCAGTAATAATATCGTTGGCGTCCTCTACATCAGGAATATTTTCCCTATAGGTCAAGGCCCCCTCCGACTGTTCCGCAATAGCCCTCAGGCGGTCGCCGCCATCGAACGGTTTTGCATCAGCCCGAGAAGTTTGTGCCCACAGCCGACCAAGACGACGACGGTCGCCGTTGCTTAATTCACGAGTTGCTTCTAGTGTTGTAGTGCCACCACCTGGCAATACATTATGTAGGGCTCGAACCTTATTCTGCCAAATAAGCGGAGCATGCTCAACGCCAATATTTGACGGGCTTTTTACCCCAGCAAAAAACGATGCACCCTCCATGTCGGGACTTTTGCGCACCCCCGCTAAAAATGTGGACGATACAGCGGGAGCCAAAATAAACCCGTCGCGCCGCGCCATAAATCTGGCGTCAGGATTCTTCTGGATAACACTGACAATTCCATCAAATGCTGTTTGCACACGACGCGCACTGGGCCCACCGATCCTAGGAATCTGAGCATTACGCTGAATCTGAATTGTGCTACCGCTCAGGGGGCCGCCACCAAGAGCACGAATCATTGCCTCAGACGGCGGAGCCTTCAAAAATGGTCTATTCAATGCCGTAAGTCCCAGCAAGCGCCGATTAGGTAACTCAAAAAGAATTCGACCACAATTGCCGAAACCGCGAGTAGCAAATCTTCCGCCGTTCTCGTAGCCCGCAGGGCAGCGCAACTGGGCTCGACGCGCACGCCTTGCAATACCCAAAACCCCAGGAACACCGCCCCCTCGACCAATACGCCCGAAGCCTCCCCCACCACCGGGAGTGATAGCAGAAAATACTGCTGATCGCGGGTTTGTGAACGGGGTCGTGTCGCCTGGAAGAAGAAGTGAGCCAAGGGCCTGTCCGGCGCGACCAACAGCGCTCTCGTCGCGAATAATGCCAGCCTTTATATCAATACTGCTCTTAGTCTGCTTGTATTCGTCAAGCAATTTGAGAGCAACGGTCGCCTTCAAATTGATCACATTGCGGGACGCTAAGCCAGGCTTATTGGCGACACGTGCCGTCGGTTCATACTCGAATACACGACGAACAATGGGGACAACTAAACCATTCTTGTCGTCGTCTTCGGGTTTTTCATCCCACATGGGGCACCCTTCAGTTTTCGACGTCTTTGTTTTCTTCCAAGGCCAGCAACTCAAACTCAAGAATGCTAGCCATCAACTCAGGATCATCTTCGATGGTTAGGGACTTCGCCCCATCAGACCATTCTGCGGGGAGCATGTCTTGAAGACCAAGCGCACGGGCACGCTTCTTGATATGGGCCTTTGCGGCATCAATGTCTTTCGCTCGACCATGAGCCTGAATAGCATTGCGCAAGTCGGCCTCGTCCTTGATCGGGAATGAACCATCGGGCATGGCCTCACCGGAGTCAGCCATATCCTGACGGGCCTCTATGCCGTACGCCCGCTTCAGGGCAATTTCAGCAATTTCTGCTTCAATCGCTAGCGCTTCGACTGCGTCATAGGTATCGTACCCAAGAACTTGCCCGTCGAGACTGACATAAACATCATAAGAGTTTCCGTCAGCACCGCTAATTTCAACCGCATACGACTCGTTCCCCTCAAACTCGTCTGCGTCGATAGAAACAATTTCTCCCTCGATTGACTTAACGGCAATTTGTCCGGCCTCTTCGAATGAAATGATTTTCTGGGCAGAATCGGCAGACTTGACATCGATCTGTTCGGAGTCAAGTTCCTTCCAGCCCTTGCATCGTGCATCCTGACCATCAAAAATTGCTTCGATGATCGCATTATCACGCTTAACCTGTACGACGAAAACATCCTTAACGTCGGAATATCCGGAGGTCAGAATCTTACCGCCAAAGGTTCCTTCGGCGATGCCCTGAATTTCAATGAGCGTCGGAAGACCCTGTTCTGGGGCGCATCCACCAGGACAGGCAACGCAAGGGGCGGAAGTTCCAGCAAGCATTTTCTGCTGGAATCCGCAGACATAGGCGTCGTCATCCCAGTCTTCGGACTTGACGCCCATCGACTGCATGCGCTGCATGCGTGCCTCGCGTCGCTTTCTCATTTCTTCCTCTGCCATGCGCTCCATCTCAGATGCGCCGTCGCCGCCCATTCCCATGCCCATTTTCTCGTCAGACATTTCGTCATCCTCGGAGTTGGCGGTCATAAGTTTGGTTCCGCACTGCGAGCAGAATTTTGCGTTCTTGCTGTTCTTGTAGGAGCACTTTGGGCAAATGGTCTTGTCCTCGTCAGCGGCCTCTGGTTCGGCTTCCGGCTCGGCTTGCCCTTCCGGCATTCCTGTCGGTTCGGGCATTTCGCCCTCTGGGGTCATCATTTCCTTACGGCGCATACGGCGACGCAACGCACGGAACATGCCCTTTTCCTCATCGTCGAGCATGTCTTCGTCTTCGTATTCGTTACCATTTTCGTCCATTTTGCGCATGCGACGACGAAGCATTCGCAACATTCCCTTTTCTTCGTCGGAGAGAAGGCTTTCGTCCTCGTCAAAATCTTCGTCATTCATCATCTTCTCGTCCAACTTCTGCTGGACCGCGAGGGCGCCACACTTGCCGCAAACTTTTGCGCCCTTCTCGTAGCCGCATTCGCCAGCAGGGAGGTCTTTCGCGCAGGAAAGAAGGCCGCCATCGGCATCAATTTTCACTACGGCCTTTTCATCCATGTCCATTGTTTCGTTCTCCTTGTATTGCATTGATCGTGATGTGCAGGTTTTGGGTGACGAGCAACTTGGGCACGGGGCCATGCGCTTTTCGGCTGTCACCATACACTGATATTTTGGTTGTGTTTTATCCAGTGCTTTGGCTAAGCCATCTCCTTGCGGAGAGTCACTTTGTTCTACAGAATCATTCTCCCTGTTGGTCATTGTTTGCGACTTATCTTATACTGGGTGCCACCTGCAGATTTCTTGCCGTAAGTAGCGCTAAAAGATTTTAGTGCATTTGTAATGGCTTTCTCGGCATCTACGGAAAGTGTTTCTTTAGAAAACTCTAGACCACTTTCTGTGGCTTTACAGTCAATCTTGTGATAATTGATAATTGGGTTGAGGTGCTCCCTGAGAGAGAAAAGTTCCGAAATTGGTGCTTCGATGAGGACCTTCGTTTGACCTGTGCTTCGCTTCGGCTCACCATCAATAATTGCACTATCTATAATTTCAGCCAGTTTGATGAGTTGCTTGGCGTCGGACGAACTGATTATCTCAACAATCTGATCCAAGGGATCCTGCTTCTTGCCGCATCCGCAGTTACATCCGCCGCCCGCCCCCTCAGGCTTGAACCAATTATGCTCTACTTCATTATCATAATCGTCATCGCCAACATGGACCCAGTTTGAATCGTCGCCAATGAACTGCATGAACTCGGGCTCATCGTCCATGAATTCTTTCAGAACCATGTTCGCAAACTTTACATCTGTTTCAGTGACTGGACCGTCATCGGTGTCATCATCTTCTGAGTACATGCCCATCATCGGATCAGCCTTCTTGGGATTGGCAAGCCTAGAAAGTCGAGTATTAAACTGATCATCGGACCAGAGGGAGCCGCCAACAACCCCGCGAATCTTCTTTCGACAGTTCTTCATCCCAGGATGATGACAACCCTCGTTTGGCCATAGTCCAGTCGTTTCATGGTGAAGCCACGCGCAGATATTCTGCAATGGGTATAGTTCTGGGTGGTCGGCCAAGATGACCAGGCAACGACGAAAGCCGCCTGGCTTGCGCATGATGGGTCGCCAGTAGCGAAGAAGCCTTTCCAGGTTCCCTCGACGCGGACCGTATCCGCGCAATATGTCGCCAGTGATATTTTCCTGCGGAATGACATCCGGTGGGATCGGGGCCTTTTGCTCTTCATCGGGCCAGGAGGCGAAGTTTTGTCCGACGCGACCAGCGACCGGGGTAAACACTGTCTGTGCTACAACTCGTTCCGGTTCGCCAACCATGAACTCGTTTTCATCTTCCTCATAATGATACGAGACCCGCATTGTTTCAGCCGGTGAGTCGTTACGCTCAATATCGAATACAACAATATTTTCGTCCATTACTCGGATGCGGACTCGACCAGAAAACTTTTCAGAAAGCGCCTTTGCCAATGCAGTTGCCCGCTCTTCGCCGCTCTCAGTCAGCGTGTTCGCACCGTAATAGCCTTTTTCTTCCGGCCCTAAGTCAAGCCCCTTCTTTTTTCGGTCCTCGATTTTCGCTATTTCTGCGCGCACTAAATCTTTCATATGCTTCTCGCCACGGCTGCCAATCGCCAACCACTTTATCTGGGCTATGACGCCTGGAAGACGGAAGTCCTTCTCGTGCCTTGCGACCCACGCCTCGCGCAGTTCGAGCGCCGCTATTTGCGCGTCTGTCGTTGCGCTGCCCCCTGCTTCCGCGATTTTTGAAAGTATCTCGTATTGTGCGTTTCCCTTGATGTTGCCGCCCTTGCGCCACAGTTCTGGGTACTCCGTTCTAATCATCTCTGCAAACGCCCGATCAAACATCGGCCACTTGCTCTTACGGAATGACGTCACCTTGTCTTCTGGCTTGTCTGACTTGATGGAGATCGTTGCGGTCAGTTGATTTGCGCCATGAAGAACTGGCGAAACTTCGTAGAGTTCAACCTCCTTAAGAATATTGGCTTGACGCTGACTATCGTAAATGGCATCAAGGGTTTTGTATCCGATTGACCATTCCTGGTCTGCTCCGAAGAACATGACATCGGAGAAAGCCTGACGGCCCCTTTCTGACTTCAGGTTAAACTGGACGCGGGCGTACAGTCCGCCAACGTTTGCCTGACGCATTTTTCCTGGTAGACGGGGGTCGCCGGGACGAACCTCATAGATTTCAAGGACCTTGCCGATCGGGCTATTCCAGTCGTGTCCCCAGACAACTCTTGGATTTCGGCGACGCAGGCTCGAATCAAAGGCTCCAGGGATGATGATGTCTCCGACGGAGTCCTTATTGCCAATGGCGGCAACAAAACATTCGACGATGCCCTGGGCTTCGTCGATATTGAATTGTCCTGGATTTGCTTTGAATTCAAAAAGGTCTGTCGCGGCGGGCATGCAAGTTTCTCCAACTTCGCTTATTTACCAATAATACAGTTTTTATTCGTAATTCTGGGGAATGTTTGTCGCCTATCTAATTTCAAGACTTTACTATTTCTTGTCGATTCTTAGTCTGCATCTGCAGTTGATCGTAAGACTAGGCGGTGCAAGCGGGTCTCCGGGGAACCTGAGGACAGTTCCTTCCTCTATAAAGGAGTTGTTTAGTTCCACGGACTTGCCGTCAAGAGATGCGTGGGCGGCCCGAACCTTTGCGTCTCGTCTGGTTATCCACCGCTTTTGAAGGCTGGTTTCGTCATTCTTTTTGCCAACTAGATACAGGCCAGCGTTATAGGCGGTTTGTGCCTCGTGTTCTGCGATTATCCGGCGACGGTCTTTCATCAGGTTGGCAAAAACTGCTAGTAGCGCCGTCTTCAGAAGGGCAGACCGCTCCTCCTCATTTTCCATCGCCATGGCGACCAGGATTGCGGCAGTCAGTTCGTCTCGGGTGGTTTGATTAACCAACTGCAGTCTGCTGATCTGCGAATCTAGATATTCGTCCAGTTCTTTTTCTTGTATCTGTTCTGAGGCGTCAGGGAAAAGAGTAGTGGAGTTTTGTGCCGCATCTTTAATAATCGCTGCAAGAATTGGGCGGGCCTCGGCATTCATTTTTGTATTCCAAGCCTGCATATTGAAAATGGCTCCCGCAGTCATCTTGCCGCTTTCTAGCAACTTCTTATTTTTTTCGCCAAGCGCTTTTTCGAGAACTAAACTCTGCTGGTTTTCAAACATTTTTTGTAACCGCAGATCAAGTATTTCAGTCCATCGTTCTGATGTTTGAACTGCCTTGATGTCTATGTCGTCGAATGGGATAAACGCAGCCTTGGTCATCAGTTCGCCACGATCTTCCGAGAGCGCTCCCCCTGGGACGGGAGCAGTCGTTGTTTCGACCGGAGGAACTTCTTCGGGAGGAGTGAAGCCCATTCCTGGCTCAACTGCTGGGGCCTGCTGTCCCTGTGGTGGGGCCATCTCAACTCCGGGCAACGCTCCAGCCTGAACTGCGCTTGTCATTACAGTCTGTGGTCCAGGTGCAGCGGCGCCAGGTTCCGGCACCACGGTGGGCTTTTCGGTGTTTCCAATTGGGGCAAGGTTCGGGTTTGCCAGCATGGAGTCCATTAGGTCAGATGTGACGCGACCCCTTCCCGTGTTCAAACGATATTCATTGGCGGAGATGAGTCCACTACCAAACTCTTGCAAAAGATGCTGCTCTCGCTCCTGTTTTGCAAGGATCAAGGCCGGAACGTCAGTGGTATCAAAATCAATGTAGTAGCGCGGGTGGAGCACATCAAGGGCGCGCGCAATCGGTTCAAGGTGAGGAAGCATGGTTTCCATCCAGAAAACCTTGATTTCTTCCCCGGCATTAGAAAAGGTTCGTCCGCTGGCATTGCCTATAACTGACTCGGGCACGCCGAATGCTGCAAGTATTTCTTCCTTTGTTATCTGCCGCATTGAACTGTAGGCGGCATCCCGAGGTGATGCCCCTGTATCAACAAAGTCCACGCCATCTTCTGAAGCAATGACCGTGGTCCCTCCGGCTCTATTGATATTTCCGCGGAACCTGGAGCGAAGTTCGTCCTTGTCGTCCTCGTCCATTTCTCCGCGAACAACTATCAACCCACCGGGTCGTCCGTCGTTGACAAGGAAGTTTCGGTTATAGATCTTGGCAAGGTTTTCAATTTCGATCGCTACTCCGGCTGCTTCCATCGGCGTCAACGAAAGATATGGGTCTAATGGGTGCGGCCGCCTGATCCAAATGACGTCTTCTGGTTTTACTCTAATTTTGATGCCGCTGGGCATATCTACTTCGTATCCGGCAACAAATTTGCGGGGGTCGGGAATTGGCGAAGTGTGTTGCGGTGGAAGCAGGTGAAGCGCAATAAGTTCCCCATTGCGTCCACGCACCTTTTCAATAAACACCCCTCGGGTGCTCATCAAAAGTTGCGACGAAAGCCGGTAGCGGAAAATGAAGGAATCCTCTCCCTCGTTGGAGCGCGAGTTGAGGATTTCGAGGATTTGGTTATCCTCTTCAATGACTGTACCGTTCGGTGAATTGTCGGCGCGCAGGATGATTGGAAGCCTGGCTTGGTTGCCCGCGATGGCGTCGATGCAGCGGAAAACCCAGGTGACCTTCTGCATGCCTTCTCGGTATGCGCGCTGCATGTCCCAGCCATCGCGGTATGCCCGCCCTGCCCTAGACGTGTCGAATGCGATCGGTGCACCCGCGTTGAGTCCAGAAGCCTTGACTTGCTCGTTCGCTAGACTTTTAGATTCTGGCTTATTCCAGGCCATTAGTCACGCCCCAAAAGGAACCCGTAGAAGCCCGCCGATACGCCTGCTACTATTAATCCAGCACCTGGCGTGAAGACCATGGAAACTCCTATAGACGGTAGAACAACAAAACACACCATTAAAAAGTGTGCTGAAAATTGACGCGAAGTAAGTATAGCAATAATTTTAGCCCACTTTATGGGCTTTTCGGTGGACTCTGCCATTACTATGTCTCCGTTGAGTGAGTTCTTATGCTCTCGTCATCCTACACAACATGAGGTTCATTGGTGACAGACTGGAATAAGGTACTAGATTATTTACAGCCGAAGGAGCCCCTTTACTGCCCTGAGGAACCATCGCTAACTCAGAAGGTTTTTTTGCGGACTAATCAGTTGGAGGCATTATTTGGGGGTGCTGCCGGTGGAGGAAAATCGTCTGCTCTCCTGATGTCGGCACTGCAATATGTAGATGTTCCAGGTTATTCTGCCATTCTTTTTCGTCGTACATTTGCCGACTTGGCCTTGCCTGGAGCCCTCATGGACCGTGCCCGTGAGTGGATGTCTAATTATGATGAGGTGCGTTGGAACGCCGTTCAGAACACTTTTACTTTCCCGTCTGGGGCGCGCGTCACATTCGGCTATCTAAACAACACTAATGATTACCTGCGCTATAAAGGCGCTGAATTTCAATTCATAGGTATGGATGAAGTTACAGAAATACGCGAAGCAGACTATCGTTACTTGTTCTCGCGTTTGCGCCGCCCGTCATCTGGCCCCTTGGCAAAAGTTCCGCTCAGGATGCGCTGCGCCTCGAACCCCGCTCCGAACTGGGTGAGGCAAAGATTCATTATCGAGGGCAAAGAACAGGGAAGAATTTTTGTTCCATCCAAATTGACAGATAATCCTGGTATCGATGCCAGTTCCTACCGGTCCGCCCTTCAGGCTCTTGATCCGATTGAGCGTCGCCGCCTTGAGGAGGGCGACTGGTGGTCCACCACGCTCGGAACAATGTTTGAACGGGAGAACTTTATTCTAGTAGATCCTACGGATATTCCACAGTTAACATCGTCAGCCAGGGCGGTTAGATTCTGGGACCTGGCGGCAACGGAACCCTCTTACTCGAACCCGGACCCCGACTACACTGTTGGAACTTTAGTCCTTTTTGATGGTGGCGTCTGTTATGTCGTAGATGTTAAGCGGGCCCGTGTCAAGTCTGAAAAGGTAGAGTCCCTTATTGCACAGACTGCCGCAGAAGATGGGCCAACCGTTTCGATCCGAATGGAACAGGAACCAGGATCATCTGGCAAGGCGCTAGCCGACCAGTATGCGCGGTATGTGTTGCCGGGATACGACTTCATGTCATTGCGTGCTACAGGAGATAAGGTGACTCGGGCGAGGCCGTTCGCGGCCGCCGTCGCAAACGGAAACGTGAGAGTCGTGCGAGGCCCATGGCTAACGCAATGGCTGGACGAGTTCTCGTCTTTCCCAGAGGCGGCCGACCACGACGACCAAGTTGACAGCGCCGTGGGAGCATTCACATATTTGACAGGTTTGGGGTTGCCTCAAAGAAAGAGAGCCAGTATCATCATCTAGACCAGCCACGGAGGAGGCTATAAATGGACATAACTGCCTGCATAAACACGATCAGGAAATGCATTCTTGACCTTGACGAACTCGTTAGCAAGGATCTGCAGTCTGCCGAACTTTCACAACTCTGTGAAACGCTCGTCGATATTCACAGACTCAAAGACGAACTATCCATTGTTTACGCGACCGCAAGCCATATCGCCTCAGAGTCACTGGGAGAACAGAGCGAACTCCTCCTCAACGATGGGTCACGCATCGAAAAGAAAACATCTTCAGACCGCAAGGCATGGAGACACAAAGAAATCGCATCAATGGTGGCACGAAGACTTTCCTCGTTAGCGGTTGACATGGATACCGGCGAACGCGTAATGTCAATGGAGGAGGTGGCTGAACGAGTCCTAGATTACGTTCAGCCGTCATACTGGAGAGTAAAACAACTATCTGAACTCGGCATCAACGCAGACGACTACTGCGAAGTCGGGGAAACGAAGACAAACCTAATCATCAGAAAGGCAAAGTGATGGCAGCAAAGGCAACCACAAAGACCGACGAAACCACTGAAGTCAAGTCGGCTCCCCAAAGCGACAACAGCACACTGTTCGCTGAACTAAGCGCACCCTTCCCCCCCGGTGTTGAGCGCGCTCTTAGCAAGGGCGGCACCACGTTGACATACATCCCGGTCAGCGAAGTAATCAATCGGCTTAATCGGGTAGTTGGTGTTGACAACTGGTCTTCGGAGATTATCCGCTGCGAGCGTGACGCACTTGATCCCGACTTCATTGTCGCTCATGTGAGGCTCACAATCAGAGGAACAAAGCCCAACGGAGCAGACCACAATATCTGGAAAGATGGACTTGGAGGACAAAAGATCAAGCGCACACGCGACGGGTCGATTGTCGATCTTGGCGACGAGTTCAAGGGTGCCGTGTCGGATGCCCTCAAAAAGGCCGCCCAGCAGTTGGGAATCGGACTGTATCTTGCGCGTTCCGAAGAGGCACTATTGATGGATGCGAAAGCAGATGTCGACCCGGAGGTGGATGCACTCTGGGAGCAGTTCACCTCTCTTGCAAAGAGTCTTGACGCAGACGGTCGTACCGCACTGAACAAGCATTGGGCGGACATGAGCGGTAACGCACCCAAGCCTCGCCGTGAAACCGCCGACGCAGCCACGCTTATCGCCCTTATCGATGAGTGCATCCGCATCACTGTTGGTGGCAATTTTGAAAGCGATGTTGCGGATGGCTCTTGAGCCGCCGCCGTATCTTTCGCCTTCATCAATAGCAACTTTTAGGCAGTGTCCACTGCGCTTTAAGTACAACAAGATTGATGGTATGCGTGAGCCTGACACAGAGGCAACGATCATGGGGACTTTTGTCCATCAAATTTTGGAGATCGTCTTCAAACTTGACTCAAAGTCTCGAACCATAGATGCAGCAAAGAGCATTGCGTCGTCCCTATGGAACGATGGCGAATGGCAGGCGCGCGTTGCCGAAGTGATCGGTTCAGAGGCGGCTCGCTTACGCGAGTTTCGCTGGAAGTCTTGGTGGTGCGTGGAGAACTACTTCGCCATCGAAGATCCGTCTAGCGTTCATCCATCCGGCATTGAACACGAGGTCAACGACACTATCGCCGGGGTGCCCATCAAGGGGTTCGTGGACCGATGGGTGGACAACGATGATGGTCTAGTCATCTCTGACTACAAGACAGGGAAAACTCCAGCCCAAAAATATCGTTCCGACAAGTTTATTCAGTTGCTGATCTATGCAATTCTGCTTGAACAGGAGACTGGACGCCCTGCACGAAAACTGGAACTTCTGTACCTTAAGGACGGGACGCTCCTTTCTAGTGATATAGACCGGCGAAGCATTGAGTCGGTAAAAACAATGATCTCAGGAGTTCATGGCGACATTCTGGCGCGCTGTGACCGGGAGTCATTTGAACCAAAAACATCGGTACTGTGCGGTTGGTGCAGTTTTAAGCCAATCTGTCCAGCCTGGAAATAGGAGAAAAATAAAAATGAATGATGATGCCTTTGCACGGCTTGTAGCCGAAGAAGTTAAGAACAATGTGTCCAATGCTCAGCGCGAATACCTGATGCTTCCTGACAATCGAAATCGTTGGGAGCGCGCGCTTCGCGCTCTGCTAGACAACCTGGACAGTCAGATCGCAAACATCAATAGGCAACGCGCCGATGAGATTGCCAGGTATGAGGCGATGGGCGATGAAGGGTTTAAACTTGTCGCAGAAGCGGCAAGTAGCCATGATCACCGGTCAAAAAAGATCTCTCGTTTCCGCTTCTATGTTGAGTCAAGGCTAGACGAAGTAAGCCGTCTCATTGCGATGGGTTCTGATGATGACGAAGAAAAGGTTGCGTTCGTTCAGTTCCTTAGGTCGGCCATTGCCACGCACAAGAAAATGCTTGAGGAAAATGACCTTGAGCCAACAAGTATTGATGTTGCCCTGTGGGATGCCCTCGATGGCGTCTGGTCATTTGATAGCGTGGATCTGAGTGATCTGTGATGAAAATTGGAATTGCCTCTACTGACTGGTCTAGAAGTCTTTTTGACTCCACTGGAATGAATGTTCCTGGTGGCGCAAATTGGGTGCGCCTTCAACAGATGCGCCCATATCTAGGGCACACTTCCGCTACTGGGTGGCTTGTCTGGCAGGACGAACTTGGTTTCGGCGTCAGTAACGGCAAGGACAAATTTGCTTTTGATTTTGATGTTCTTGTGATGCAAAGAATTATGTTTAAGAATCTGGTTGGACAACTAGAGAAGTATCGCGATAAGAATCCGCGCACCTACATTATTAACGATGTAGATGACTGGTACTGGGGTCTTGACCCCAGGAACGCCGCGTATTCAATGACGCGCCCAGAGAACAATCGTGAAGAAAATATCGACCACTATCGGAGAATTCTGGAACTTTCTGACATGGTAACTGTGTCAACGCCGTTTCTTAAAACCGCGATTGAGCAACAATTTGGTCATAGCAATGTTCATATCATTGAAAACTGCATAACGGTTAAAGACTTTACTCAAAGGGCATTTACCGGCAAGCAACCAATTATCGGCTGGGTCGGCTCCACCAATCATCGCAGCGGTGACCTAGAGGAACTATATGGAATATTCAACAACTCTTTTCGATTTCATCACAGTGGACATTACGGTTCGGAAAATAAATTTGCTAAGGCTCTCGGATTAAAGAGTTCTCGTGTTTCTCGTAGTCCGATGCGTCCACCTTTGGAATATGCAAAGATGTCGTTCTGTTTCGATATTGGATTAGCCCCATTATCTAATATCGAGTTCAATCATGCTAAATCGTGGATTAAATTGATTGAATATGCCGCGTGCGGGATACCGTTTGTTGCGTCGCCGCTCCCTGAATACATTCGTCTCGTAGAAAAACTTGGAGTTGGACGAATTGCATACGATTCAGTTGATTGGCTTAAGCATGTTTCAGAACTGCATGACACTGATATAAGAATTAACGAGGGACTTCTTTTAAGGGAGCGAGTTAGTGAACTGTTAGATGTTAAGGTTATGGCCGCGCGCTGGCTGGATGTGGTATCTTCGGCCTTGTGAAAAAGAGGTCTAAAAAGCAGGAGGCTCTATACAACCAGCGCAGGCCGCTTGTCAAAAGACTTTTAGAAGAGCGCGAATGGTGCGAAGCGTGCCCTATCTTTGCAAGTTATGACGGCAGAGTCACCTATGTCAGAAACCGCTCAATGGACATCCACGAATTGGTCCGCAGGTCACAGGGCGGATCTATACTAGATATAGATAATTTGCTTGCTGTTTGTCGCCCCTGTCATCGGCGGATAGGTAATTACCCTAAACTCGCATTCGAACTTGGTTTGGCTAAGCACGCCTGGGAATAGTCGGGCAAAAACTGGGGGGCAAATATGATAAAATGTTTTCTGTAAAGGAGTTTTATGATTCCCCGTCAAGACGAAGACGAAGAGCCTGACCAGGACCGAAATAATGAAGACGAGGGCCGCATTGGTCGTCGTCGTCCTGGACTGATTCGACGCGCCGCTGGTCGTGCTCTTCGCGCTGCCGCCAGGGCGGCTGATAGGCGACGAGCAAGACGAAACCGTAGGTAGGGCAAATGCTGGTTTCAGTAGATGAACTTGTTAGATACATGGATATCCGCTTCAGCAATACCCAAGAGGACGCTGCCGGATATGTCTTAGAGGGTCTCCAGCATGAGTTGGAGAGTTATCTTCGTCGCCCGATTGAGGTTCTTGATCGGGAAGAAAAGCATGTGATTCAAGGGACGATGATTGGCATGCCAACTTCTTCGTTTTTCTATGACGCTAGCCTTGACACTACGCTGAATACAGGGTTTTTTATGGTTCAGCCTCCGGTAACTATCTATCTGGATAACACTCCAGTCGTTTCTGTTGATTCGTTGACGCTCACTAATCCTGATGGCGTGGCAACCCCGCAGCAAGAGGGCAGAGACTTTGTCGTTCAGCGTTATGGGGTGGATCTTTTCAGGGGATACCCAAATGACCTTGTTACTATTAACTATAGTGGCGGCCTGGATGGAGATTCCTATTCCGTTTTTCGCCTAATGATTCTCCGTGCCGCAGCAAGAGAAATGCAGAACATGCACGACGATGTGGTCGGCATCAAGGACCTGAATCCTCGTGATGTTGCCCCCCTACAAACAGGCTTCCTTGACAGTGAACTGCGCGTACTTAAGCGCTATAAAAGAATGATGATCTAATGTCACGAGTCAAGGTTGACGTCGACGTTGACGGCGCCAAGGAAACGATTGCTTATCTTCAGGGCATGAAGATACGGATGGACGACCATCGTGTTCCTTTTGCCGGTGCCCGACAGTTGCTTGCTGCGGCTAATTCGGAGAACTTTGCTTCCAATGGTCTGCCAGTTGGGGGATGGGCTCCGCTCGACGCCCAATATGCGGCGTGGAAAGCAGTCAGATACCCCGGCGCCCCGCCTCTTATTCAGGAAGGGCAACTGTTCAGGAGTCTGATTACTCTGACTGGCGGCGTGAATTCCATCGGCAAAACAACGGCAGAGTTCGGCACAAATATTAAATACGCAAAGTTCCACCAATATGGAACCACTAAGATGCCTAAGCGAGAGATCGTATTTGAACCAGCGGGCTTTTCTGCACTTTTGGCTGAGCGCGTAGCAAAATGGACAGCAGACGGGTTGATCTAAAGTGCAGGGCGCCCATCTCGCAAAGTCGTTTGTAACATCATATTTGGAAAGCGACATCCCAAGTCGTATCGACAATTATCGGTATGGTCGTCTTGTTGGGACGAACTGGAACGTTGATAACGAGACGCTTCCAGAGCCAGTTACTTTCTTAAGTTATGAACCAGTTGCCCTCGATAGATGGCCAATGGTTATTACGGTTGCAATTTCGGCTAGCAATTTCGTTCGTGGTGATTACGGTCCATCGCTTGACCCTATTTATAACATTACCTATTCAATGCGTACATATGTTTGGGCTCGCGCTAACGGAACCGAGGAATGCACGATAATGCGAGACAGACTGATTACGGTCATCCGTGCCGCGCTTCTCGACTATCCCTGCTTAAAGGCAAATAAGCCAGCCGAATATCTTGAGGTGATGATTGACGACACGACAATGCGAGAAGAGTACTCAGATCTCACGCCGATCAAGGGTGAAAGGTATTTGGCTGGGGCTTATATTGGCTATGACATGGTTGTCAGAGAGGTAATTACCCGAAAGACGCTCGGCACAGCCGACGAATTTGATCTCGATCCTGTTGTTCTACCGCCCGATGAGGGGTTGCCGGACTGCGACAATGAAGAAAATATGACCGACTTGGAAATCGAAATAAATGAAATTTAATAAGTTTTTCTTAAACTGCTACACTTGCACCGTACTGCCGTCCTGCCATGTAGCATTGTATGGCGGCTTCAGTTTATAGCCCCAACAATATTGAGCATTGTTCCCCAAACTACTCGATATTCATGGGCTATAATGAAAAGCAATAACATTCGATCATTTTTCGGAAGGAACAACCAATGCCTGGTGTAGTGGTAACAACGGCGGTTCGTACTGGGCCGACTGTTCCAAACCTTCAGCCCTCGTCGACTTTCTTTATAGTCGGAGAGGCAGAGCGCGGACCCACTGATCGTGCGCTGCTGGTTACTAGCCTCGAAGAGTTCGAGGACTTTTATGGCGGCTTCGTATCCTACGGGCATCTCCACCCTCAGGTTCAAGCATTCTTTGAAGAGGGCGGCGCCCGCTGCTACGTGAGTCGTGTCGTTGGGGCTAGCCCGAGCGCCTCCTCCGGTGATATAGAGGTTGGAACCAAGACTCTGAACACCGCTGGTGGATCCCCTGCGATCACCCTTACCGCAGTCGGTGCTGGCGATTGGTCAGAAAACCTTGAGGTGTCCGTGACTGCTCTCGGTTCTGGCTTTGCCATCAAGTTGTTCCTGAACGACGATCAAGTTTATTCGACGGGCGAGTGCAATAACGCTGAGCGTGCCGTCAACCGAATCAACGCATCTGTAATTGCTGCCAGGTATATTACGGCATCACTTCCTGGGGCTGGAAGCCTTGTGCCCGCTGTTGCCGCCTCCTCGGCATTCTCTGCCGGAGACGACAACCGGGGTGCAATCACTGTTGACAACTACACGGAAGCGCTGACTCTGTTCACGGAGAATCTTGGAGCAGGGGCAGTCGCCGCACCCGATATTGTCAACGATGGCTTTAACATGGCCGAAGTGCACGAAGCGCTCATTACCCATGCCAAGGATAACAACCGGGTTGCTCTGTGCTCGTTCCCGCTGTCCTACTCCGCAGATGACGCCATCGGCTCGATGTCCGACTATGCTGAACTTGACGGCTCTCAGAACGCAGCCTTCTTCTGGCCATATGTGAGCGCAAACCGCGCACCGAACACGCCGATTACCATGTCGCCAGAGGGCTATGTGGCCGCAAAGCGATCGGTTGCGTTCAATGCTCGTGGACCCTGGGCTCCGTATGCTGGTCTCCTGTCTGAGGCTTCATACGTGACTGGGTTGACTACATCTGTCGGAAAGACGGTCGGCAATCAACTCGACGATGCTCGCGTGAACGCTCTTCGCTTCATCAATGGACGAGTTCGGGTCTATGGTGCCCGCTCGGCTTCGTCTGACGAAGACAATTTCCGCTACATCACCGCTCAGGAAACCCTGAATTACATCATCACTGAGTCGGAAAATCGTCTTGAGGACCTGGTCTTTACGGCAATCGATGGACGCGGAGTGCTGTTTGGTCAGATTGAGGCCCGCCTGCGTGCGCTTCTTGATCCGATCCGCCAGGCTGGCGGCCTGTATGAGGCGTTTGATGCCCTTGGTGAGCGGATTGACTATGGCTACACGGTCGTCGTCAACGATGCCATCAACCCCGCCTACCAGTTGGCTCAGGGTGTTGTCCGGGCCAAGGTTGGTGTTCGTATCTCAAGCGTTGGCGATCAGATAGTTGTCAACGTTACTAAGTCCAACCTAACCGCATCAGTGACCTGATAAGGAGTATTAAGTGGCAAAGATAGCACAGCGGCAAGTACTCGCCCAGATCGTTCCTAACCGGGAGCGTGGGGCAGAGCGTGGTCCTGATGTTCCTGGATATTTTGCTCAGGTTTCCGGGGGCGAAATTACCGCATCTGTAGAAAAAATTTATGTTGGTGGAACGAACTTCCCTGAGGTGCTCTGCGCACCTGCGGAAATTGGCGACATCACTTTGACCAAGCATTTCGATGACGATGAGGTCATTGGAGACAAGCCCTATCTGGCAAAGTTGCGTCAGATGGTTGGGCGAGTCTTTTATGACATCACCGTTTTCACCACCGACTGTGACCTGCGCCAGCCGGGCTCTGACCGGGTTTATCCTGCCTGCCTGCTGGTTGGGATCAGCGAGCCGGACGGAGATTCGTCTTCTGGCGCACCTGCGGTGTTTGCCTTGACTTTCGCCGTTTCTTCGGTGTCGGTGCCCGCTAACTGACAGTTTGCCCCCGGCTTTTCATGGCTCACGACTGAGGAGCCGGGGGCTAAAAATATAGCAATACCTTCCCTAAACTAGACTTACTGTGCTAACCTACTGACCTATGAGTGAAATTTTTGAACTTGATTCCGTTGAAGAGCAGACCCGCCCTTCTAAGAAGTCGTCCGACAAGAACCCAACTGTTCTTGACCAGTTGAAAACTGCCTTGTCAAAAAAGGTCGAGAGGGACCCGATTTATATTGAGGTTCCCGAGCGGCCTGGCGTCTTGCTGAAGGTAAGTCCGAATATTACGCAGCATCAGATGCGTTCTTGGAGAAAGAACGCTGGCGAGGATTCCAAGAATGGACTTGACGCCCTTCGTTTTGCCTGTTCTGTTATCGGTCATACGACACTTGGCTTTGAAATCAATGGCCAGGAGGTCACTAATTCTGACGGTGTTGCGCTGACGTTTGCCTCGCCTGAGGTGATGGACATGACCTCGACATCCCGGCCGCTGCCTGATTGTGTCCGGGCTTTCTTTGGCATTGACCCCCATGTGGAGGCGGCTGCTGTCGCGATCATGGAGGCTGCCGGATATGGCGATACCGTTGAGGCCGTAAACCCTACGACGGGGTCCTCGACGAATTAGTTGAGGACAGCCGGGTTCAGACCGCAGCCCGGCTAGGTGAACTTTTCGGCACCAATCCGCTCAGTATTCTGGATTGCACGGATGATGAGTGGCTGATTCTTTATGCGTGCGCAAAAGTTATTGCTCAGGATAGGGAAGAGCAGCAGAAAAAGGCAGAGAAGTCACGCTAAAATAGGCTTGTACTGTAAATACCGTTATGTAGATTGGTTTTAGATGGCTGACCAGCGCGTTGTAATTACATTGAATGTTAATTCGCGCGGCAGTGCTCAGATTACGGCGCTGCAAAAGCAGTTGGCTGCGCTGGATCGACATCAAAATAAGTTAAATAAAACCAGCAAGATTGCTGACGAGTATTTTTATAAGTTGGCTCATCGTACGGATCTGGTTAGTAGAACGTTCAACAAGATGCGTTCTGTTGTTGGGACGATGGTCGGTATCTTTACCAAGTTCAACGCTGTTTTGAGTGTTTTGGCTGTCGCAACCCTGCCGCTGCTAAACGCTGCTTTCGCGGCTGGTCGCTTAGCGGTCAAAGCATATAATGTTGCTTTACAGTTATTGGCTGTTGGCGTTGCGGCAGTGGGTTCAGCGGTGGCCGTGGGCCTTGCAGCGTTTAAGGAATATAATGCGGCACTTCAGTCTTTTGCTTACAGGGCCAATGGTGCTGTTACGTCGACCAGCCGAGCATCAGGGGCGATGAGGAACTTGCAGCGAGATGCAAAACTCGCAGTATTTGGTATTACTGGCCTGAATGATGCGTTTGCTCAGGTTAATCAAAGCAGCACGTTTACCGGCGAATCACAAAAGATGTTGCGAGCATTGGCTGATTTTGCTGCCGCTGGCGGTGATCCAGCAAAGAATATTGCTGCCGCTGGCGCTTTTGTTGGGCTGCTGCAAAAGGAAGGGAAACTTACTCAGGAAGTTTTGGAGGCTGGACAAAAAATTGGTCCGCAGTTTGCTAAGGCTTTAAGTGAAGCAAAAAAGAAGGGTATGTCTTCTGCTGAGGATTTGAAGCGGATGCTGTATGCAGGGGATTTGGCGTTGCTTGGTGGTGTTGCTGGCCAGGCCGATCGCGTTAATCAAACGTTGTTTGCGCAGTTTAAACGTTTGTTTAGCGAAATTATGGTCATTGGCACGGACCTGGGTGATTCAATGCTTAGCCCAGCAAAGAAGGCATTGGGAGAGATCGGCCAGTCGATGCTGAGAACGCTTCGGCGTGTTGCCCCTGCTTTTGCGTCGTTTGGCAAAGGCACATTTTTGGACAGTCTTGTTGATGGCTTTATCAAACTTGAGGACATCCTGGTCAATCTTTTTAGAAAGTATCTCCCTCAGTCTGTAGGAATGTTAAGGAAGTTTGCCGACTGGTGGGGCAAGGTTGTCTTTGTTTTCAAGAATCTGCGTGAGCGCATGCAGCCGCTTCTTGAGGCCGGGCGGGCCATCATGGATGTTTTTGGTCCGGCGTTTACTCAAATATTTGACCGGTTCGGTGATAAGTACGGCGAGATCGGGAAACTTATTCAGGATAACCGAGAGGAGTTTGACCGCCTAGGGGTCAACCTCGAACGGTTTGTGAACCTATTTTTCGATTTCGGTACTGTTCTAGAGACCGCGTTCGCTAAAGCGCTTCCAATTATTAATAGTGTTGCTGAAGCGTTTATGACTATTGCCGAGACGGTTCTTGCAATTATCCGTGGGTTGGCTACGTTGGGTTCTGGCGGCCTTGGCGGCTTTGGGGCGGGCATTGGTGGCATGGCTGCATTGTATGCAATGTTTGCTGGCAAGGGACTTATTATCGGTAATAAAACTCCCGGTGGCGGACGCCGGACTCGTGGCGTAAAGGGAATGCCTCGTGGCGCGCAGGCTGCAGCCGCAAAAGTTGGAGGCTTTAACTCAAAATTGGGCCTATTCGGTTTGCAGACGGGCGGCTTTTTTGGAATCAACCAAGTACCCGGACGACAGCCCGTTCCCGGAACGCCACCGTCTGGTATGTATATGGGGCTTCCTTACGGTCCTCAAGGGCCAAGGCCTCTTCCGTGGTTCGAGAAATTACAACGGCAGGCCGACTATGCAGGTAAGTTGAGCGCTTCAGGTTTAGGTTTCCGCGGACGGATGGGCGTAATGATCGCAGGAGATCCCGAAGCCGGAATAGACCCAATGAAACGAAGGCAAGCGTTCCGCCAGGCGATGAAACAGGCGAGGGGGCAGCGACGCTATGCTCGTGGCATTGCCCCGACTGGCTTGGGTACAGGCATAGCAGCAATGCTTGCATCGCAGGCTCTTATGGGTCAGATGAGTATGGCCAACACGGGTTTGGGTAACGTTGGCGGAACCCTCGCTCAGACTGGTTCGATGGTCGCCATGTTTAACCCGCTCGCTGGCCTGGGTCTGACCCTTGGCGGTGGAGCCCTTGGCGCAAAAACTGTTGGGGGGGGCGCTTTGGCTGGTGCTGGTGCTGGTGCGGCGTTTGGAACAATGGTCGGTGGAGCGCCAGGCGCTGCTGTTGGCGCAATGTTGGGGGGCATTCTTGGCGCAGTTTCTGGTTCTATTAACCGGTTTAAGGAAGAGGGTAAGAAACTTAGGGATGCCGCCAAAAAACGAGGTGATGAAGTTTTTGGCGATGTTGTACGGGGTTTTGTCTCTGCCGGAGATTTTTCTAATGTAAAAAAACAAACTGACGCCTTACGAAAAGAAGCAGACAGAATAAGGAATTTGGACCTGCCCGGTTCAGATCGTACGGGGCGCACAATAAAACTTGCTGAACTTCTCAAAGCAGGACAAATAACAAAAGAGCAGCATGACATTCTTTTAAACGGGGTAAAGGGATATGTTGACGGACTAGATAAGCAGGCTGACAGCATAGATAAGGTAACCGGGATTATTGAAACCGGCTTTAACCAAAAGATGTCTGCGATGATTTCCATAACAGGGAAATCGCAGGAAGAGATTATGGCTCTGGCCAACGAGATTGGCGTGAATCTATTTGATGCAACTCTTTCAACTACTGACGCCCTCAGCAAAATGGGTTTTGCAATGAAGGCGACAGCAGAGCAGGTTCGCGGCGCAATAGTAGATATCCAGCAAAATGCCCTTGCCCCTTTGCGGCGAGAAATTGAAATTGAAAACGCCAATGCGCAGATAGCAACCCTGGTACAGAGTCTAGGTGATATGGGGGCCGCAGCCGGAAAACAGGACGTTTTAACGTTCGGCGACGATCTAATAACTCAATTAAACATATTGAAGCCCGAAGACATTTACGGCAATATTTTCAGGGCAATTGATCGAATCAAGGCCGCTAGTGCGCCAGGTGGTCCGCTTGCTTCGGTTGCCACGGACCTGATTAATAACCTTTTGTCAACGCTACAAAATGCGGCAGTTAATCAGCGTGGCGAAACCGAAAAGTATCTTGCTTCAACTATCGCTCAGGGTTTTGCCGCTGATGGTATTCAAATCTCTCAGGCCGATCTTCTTACCCGAATATCTGGAATGTCTAATGACCAGATTTCAGCGCTTTCTCAGGCTGTTGCAAGCGGAGATATTTATGGTGAATTTGGGGCGACGCGCTCCGTTAGGGGGGCGGGTGGAACTGCTGATATTGGAGAATTTTTTAGTGATGTTGGTTTTGGTCGCCTTATCGCTGGATCTAGAGAAGCATTTCTTGCTGGTCTTTCCGAACAGGAACAAGCAATGTATAACGGGGTTATGGAGGGCATTAAGGCAGGGTTTGAAGATGCGCCAGGCTGGTGGAACGAATATCCGGCCTGGTGGAAAGATCCTCCTCCGGACACATCAACTCCGCGCGCAAAAGCGATAGGCGACACAGCCACTTCCCGCCTCAGGGGAACGTTGAACAAGCATCGGATGATTGATTCTGCCATTCCTGGCAAGCGGCGCGTGACGTCCGCAATGCGCAACTTTAATCTCGGTTCGATCAACTCCGATCACGTGACCGGAAATGCGTATGATCTGACCGGCCAAAATCTTGGCAAATATGCTTACACAGTTCAAGCAAACGGCGGGCTTGCAGAGTTCCATGGTTGGGGTAGTAGCCGTCATCTTCATGTTGTACCAGGCATGGACCCGCTCGGCAGGTGGTTTGAGGACTATAAGTGGGGCAGGGAGTTGGCTGGTAAAACCGGCGATACCCCAACTCCGGCTGTACCAAAAATGACCGCCGCAACGTCAGTTTCTGGCGCAACATATAATTATGCAGTAAATGTTAACGGCACTAATGCTGATCCAAATCAGATCGCTGACGCCGTAATTAATAAGATTCAGCGTATGGAGCGCGATAGGAAGGAGCGTCGCTAATGTCGCTATCTAGTTTTGGTTTCTTGGATGGTTCTAGCGTTTACGGTGCAACAACGTCGCGATCGGTGAGATCTGGCAATTATAGGTTGTCGGACTTGCGTTCTCTTCGTTTCCGTACACAAAGCAGGCAGGCAAGACGAAAGACTGGCGCTCCGGTAACTGTTTCGTCTTCTCGCGTTCAGGCAAAAATGGTTTTGGGTAGGTCAAGTTATAGAGAAACTGGATATGAGTATGTTTTCCCGTTTCCACCTATTGATGTTCAGTATTCTGGCATCGCTGGCCAGTGGGTTGATATTGCTCGACCTGGGCGAACCGCAATTGTTGATTATGCTGGAGCACAGTTGCTGCAGGTTTCTTTTAAGTTTTTGGTAGCGCGCCCATGGGATGGGCTAGAGTATTCAGTAGATCGTGACTTGGAAACTCTTAGGTATATTTGCTCTTCTCAAAACACAGTTACTTTTTATGGTTTTGATGGAATGTTGACCAAGCCTTTCCAGCAACCCGGACAGACAACTAGGCGTCGTGGCGGATTCTTTTTTCATGTTATAGATTTTTCAATTAATTCTTTACGACGAAATGAACGAAACGAAATCACTGCCGCGGAATGCTCTATAACCGTTCAGGAAAACAATAACCCTAATATTTCGTATAGATCATTTCCTGCTATTTCTTACCCGTCTTCCGCAACGACGCCAATCAAATCAACTTCAACGTCGGGCGGCCTGTTCCCCGGTCAAACGGCTGAACAGTGGGCCTCATTCCAGGCCCTGTATCCCACGATCGCAACCAATGCTACGGCTAACTATAGCCAGTATTTCCCATCTAAAGATCCTGTTAATGCGTCACTCGGGTTGCTTAGTCTTTCCGGTGCTACATTTAGTTTCTAGCAAACAGAAGAGATGTTAGATGATTACTGGAAGCACAATCAGCATTGGCGGCTTATCATCTAGCGGTCGTGGGCAAATAGCGGAAATGACAACGGATTTTACCGTTGACTACACGCTTGATGGGTCCTCTCAAATCACGTTTACTGTCGTCGACCCAGATCTCAAAATGTTTAAGCGCAACTATTTTATGATTAGGCGCGAGGCGGTTTATCGTGGTATTGAATTCGAGATTGCTTCTGTTGAAGTTGGCGGAGGGCCAGGGCTTGCTCCTCAGGTGATTGTTCAGGCTCGTTCTGCTGTTGTTCAGCGCATGAAGCGAGACAAGAATTTGCGTCCATACTCTCGTTTGACTGCGTTTGATTTTGCTGCGACTGTTGCCGGTAATTATGGCCTGAGATTCTTTGGTCAGCCTGTAGTTTCTAGTCAGGGCTACTTTAGGGTTATTAACGGCAATAATGATGAGTCTGTGTGGAATGTGTTATCTCGGGCAGCACAATTCTTGCAATACACAGTTTATGAATATGATGGAACACTCTTTTTTGCTAGTGAGCCTTTTATTTTTGGAAAAATAGGCACAACCATAGATCCGTCAAGTTTGTATGGCGCAACCTCACCGGTCACGGCGTTTGGCATCTCCAGCATGAAATATATCCCCATCAGGTGGCCAGCGCCTGCTTCTGGTAGCGGAATGATCTCTCTTGAGATGCCGAGGATGAGGGTGAGCGATAATGATCCGAAGGCTTCTTCTGGTACAGCAATTTTAGAGCGCACTAATGCTAGGCAGGTCCGCCCTGGAATGACCGTCGGGGTGAGCGGACTGCATTATTTCGATGGCCTGTATTTGGTTTCTAGAGTTAATTTTCAGGAGGGTGTGCCAGATCCAGTTACTGTAGAGTACAGGACACCAGTTGTCCCGGATAAGGCTACGACATCCTGATGCAGTACGTCAATTTCGAAAAAGGTTCATCCTCCGCAACAGAGCAGCCGCCCCAATATCTATTTATGGGGCGGGTTGCCCGCATAGAAGAAACAAACGTTTTTGTTGAAATCCCTGCTTTGGGTCCTGGGACTGTCGTAGGTCCGTGTGCGACCATACATAGTGGCATTAAGCCTCTTCCCGAAGTTGGCGATATGGTTGTATGTGGGGCTATCGGAAATGCGTCTGACTATTTTGTTGTGCTCGGTAAAATAGTGTCTTATACGTTTTCGACTGTTAATGGCGGTTCTGCGTAATGCCTAGGGAAACATTGATTCAGGTTCGTCGGGATACCGCCGCCAATTGGACCGCTGTCGACCCTGTTCTTGAGTCGGGTGAAATCGGTTTTGAAACTGATACTAATCAAATTAAGGTTGGTAATGGTTTAAATTTGTGGAGCGAGTTGCCATATGCGATTGGTCCGACTGGTCCGCTTGGCCCTACTGGTCCAACTGGTGCAGATTCGACTGTAACTGGCCCCACGGGGGCTGATTCTTTTGTTACGGGACCGACCGGCCCTACCGGTCCAACGGGTGCAACTGGCCCGTCTGTAACTGTTTCCGATTCATCTCCTGAGATGTATTCACAAGGAGACCTATGGTTTGATTCGGCTAATGGCAAAGTTTTTATTTATTACGATTCTTTTTGGATTGAGTTCACTGGATCTCCTGGTGATTTTGGCCCGACGGGCCCGACGGGTCCCATTGGGGCAGACTCTACAGTTACGGGACCAATGGGGGCGACGGGGCCGACTGGGCCGACTGGGCCAACGGGGCCGACTGGGCCAACGGGGTCTACGGGACCCCAAGGACCATTATTTGCCCAGTTGGATGGTGGGGAGCCAAATACCATATATGGTGGCACTGCTATAATAGACGCGGGAGGAGTGTAGATGGCAATCCAAATTCAATTTCGTCGTGGTCTTGCTTCTGAGTGGATTTCTGCAAACCCAATTTTAGCGATTGGTGAATCTGGTTATGAAACCGACACCGGTAGGTTTAAGGTTGGTGATGGAACATCTAACTGGATTGCGTTGCCTTACTCTTCTGGCGAACCTGGCCCCACCGGGCCCTCTGGTCCGACTGGTCCGCTTGGCCCTACTGGTCCAACTGGTGCGGATTCGACTGTAACTGGCCCCACTGGGGCAGACTCTACAGTTACGGGACCGACCGGCCCTACCGGTCCAACGGGCCCTAGTGGGCCAACCGGCCCCAGTGGCCCTACCGGCTCTGCGTCAACAGTTACTGGCCCGACGGGCCCAACTGGTCCTGCTAGCGGGCCAACCGGGCCAACCGGGCCGACCGGTCCCTTGAGTGTCGTTGTTTCTACCTCTGAACTTTCTGCAGATGTAACGATGACAACAGCAAACCAGTTTTACAATGGTCCCAGCCTGACGCTTGACGCCGGTAACTACGTGATACTTGCGCAGGCAGTTGTTAATACAACAACGACAAACGCAGGGCAGAGAGTAACGGTTAGGGTCTCTAACACATCAACTACATATTATGCAGAAGCGGAGCAATCTAATGCTCCGAGCGGAAGCGGTGGTAGCGCTGCGATAGGTACTGTCACTGTTTTCTTCCATGTGTATGTGACGCTGGCAGCGAGCACTACTTTGCGCGTCGAGGCAACAAGCACTTTGGCTGGATCAACTCTTAAAGCGCAGGCTACGGACAATAGTTCGGTCGCAAACAAGTCAACAATTTTAACTGCAATTAAAGTATAGCAAATAGGTGTAGGTGTCTTAAATATGACAAGACATCACTCAATCTTCATCAAAATATAGGATAATGTAACCAATGGACACAATCAAACTTCCTTTTCGCCTCTTTAACGGCTCGTTCAGAACAATAGACGAAGGCACCGACGAATATTATGCACATCTAATTTACTGTCTTTCTTCAACCGAGGCAGGGGAAATCATTATGCGCCCAGAAGTAGGCCGAGGCGACATCATCTTTGACGAACGCCAAATAGAGACTCTGGCCGCAAACGTTTCAGAGTTCATCCCAGAAGTTAACATTGACACATTTGAGGCAACCCTAGAAGAAGACGGCCAACTGAGGATCGAACTTTCATTCGAAAGGATCAACTGACATGGCATCACCCGACTTTACCCAATACGTTGACCTAACAATATTTGACCGCCAGCCAGGCGACGTTTATCTGGATGCTATTGACTACGCCCGGACAGTATTGCCTGAGTTCGAGCCGCGAGTCGGAGCAGTCGAAGACGCCCTACTGCAGTCAATAGCATATGTTGGTGGTGAACTTATTGCAGCAATTAATAGGCTGCCAAACGGACTATTTGAAGGACTTCTAAACCTTTTTCAGTTTCCTCGTCGGCAGGCCACTTTTGCTCGTGGATCGGCAATATTTACTGCCGTTGATGCAACAGGCGTGCGAATTCCTGCAGGAACCCAGGTGGGCTATCTCAACGAGGGCAACGATGGTACGGTCCTGTTTGTTTTTCAAACAGAAGAGCCAGCATCAATAGCAACTGGAGAGACGGTCTCTGGTCCAATACCTATCGCGGCGGTGGATACGGGCAACGTTCCACCAATTGAAAGCGGACAGCAGTTGCTGCTTCTTAGCACTAGCAACAAACTATTCTCAGTTGAATTAAGTGGCGATATCTTAGATGGTAAGCCTGGCGAATCTGACTTTGAATACTTTGCTCGCGCAGCCACACATATTGCAAGTCTGTCTGAATCCCTTGCAACTTCTCGCCAGATATCCAAAAAGATACTGTCAATACTTTCCGGGTCCGTCGGCACCGACCTAATTTTTGAAGATGTCGAATTTTCTAATGCTTGGCGGGCCATTACCTATGACCTCACGCAATGTCCGGTAATTCAACCAACCGGAACGTTTTCGCGTTCGTCTGGTACAGTTACAGTTACCGTGCCCGAGGGTCACGGTGTTACTGCTAGTTTTACGCCTGACTATATTCGTGTTTATACCGCACGCGACCCAGACGATCCAGAGTCAGAAGATGGCTCATCTTTCGATGGACTATTTTCGGTTGACTCCGTCACAGACACGACCATTTCGTGGTCTCAGGCCGGAGATGATGAAACATTCTCGGCAGATGCAACAAGGATATTTAATCTATCCAATATTGCTACTGATGTCTCTAACGTAACCGGAAACGCCACTATCTTCATTTGTGATGAGCACGGAACACCTCCGACTGAGGCCGACGCAGAAGTAATTCTTAATGAAATACGTGAACGGGCAATAGCCGGATTAACGCTTCACTACGTTCCTCCCCTGATTATTGACGTCGACATAACCTGCACCATCACCGTTAACGAATCGTATTCTGCAACAGAAGTTATTGATGTGGCCAAGCAATACATTGAGGACGCCATTTCTCCGCGTCTTTTTCAATGGTCGCCAATCCTTCGCCTCAACTACGCCATCGCTAAAATTGCGCAGGTTGAAGGAGTCGATGTAGTCAACTCAATATCATTCGATTTACCTGATGATACGGCCGCATCTATTGAGGACGGAGATGTGGTGTTTTCCTATCGGGGCACTTTGCCGCGAGTGTCAGCAACCATAACATCCGCAATATAACTATGGGCACAGCAGTCAACCTAATCAATGATGCTTCGTCGAGGTTTATGGACTTGCGCACGCCCACGATTGGGGACTGGGTCGCGGTGAGCGGCAACATACGGCCGACGATGCTTTATCGAAAGACCGCCGGATATGACTCTATTCGCCTTTTTCCAGAAATTTCAGGCAATACATGTGAAATATACGTGGACTCAATGTTGTCTGATCCGACCACCGAAAAGTATTTATTTCACTGTTACATGATGGTTGTGGGCCCAGGTCTTGGACTGACATCTGTCACCGTGGAGGCGTCATCACCGACAACTGATATTAGTGTGTCGCGAGTCAATAGTATTGGTCGGAGCGAAGACGCCGATCAATGGTATGTAGTTAGGTCCAACCTTCTTGAACTACCGGCTGATAGCAACCCTTATCCAATTAAAATATCTATTTCGCTAGAAATTCCTAACGATGCGGAAGTGTTCTTGACGCGACCGACATTGATACCGTACTTTCATTTTGCCAATAACTTATTTTTGCGTCGTGTGTATGACTTCATACCTGATTTTCTTATTGATCTTGATATCGAAACAAGCGAAAACGACGATCTTCCGGACATGCAGATGACTCGCTTTATGGATGCAGCATTAAAGACGCATTTTGAGGTGGAGCAAGACTTTAATGCAATCTCATATGTTGACTTTGAAGAAGGCAGGATTCTCGGAAACCTTTCAACTTATAGTCAAATAGTTGACTACGAGGTGATGCGTCGACGCTACACAAAATGGATTGCGGCAGTAACTGGAAACACCCTGCTTAGCCCTGGAATTGTTGCAACACCCTGGGGCAATCTGCCAATTACATGGACATCAATGATGCAGGAAATTGACGAAACAGCGAACCCCTCTGTTTCTCCGACTGCCCTAGAACGAGAAAATCTTACCCTCACACCAAGTGTGCTTGAACGCGAGGACGACGTGGTGACGGCAACTGTACCAGCAACCGACTACTTGCAGGTCGGCGATTTTATAACTCTTAGTGGATCATCGTCAACTAACGATGATTTTGACGGCATGTTCCGTATTTCGGCAAAAACCTCAACAACTATTTCTTGGGACGACGCTGGTGAAGACGAAATCGCCTCCGCAGGAGGAACGATAACGGCTCTTTTGGGCCTTGTTACTGCCACGGTTCCATCTAGTACTGGGTTCTCTGCTGGCAACCATCTTTCTGTTCAGGGAACAACCGCTGCCGGAACTTCGTTTAACGGGAACTTTCCAATATTTGAAACTACTTCAACGACCATAACGTGGCGTCAGCAGGGGACAACTGAAAGCGCCACGGGAACCGGCACCCTGACGCTGCTTGATACTGAGTGGATTGAGATCATGGGTTTCGATCCAGACGTTATTGATTTGCTCGACTATCAGCGCTGGGTTCTCGGCACCCAAGTTTTTGGGACACTCTCAGGAACGCGTATTGGACTTGAGACCGCAATAGAGAAAAACCTTATTAATGAGAAGCGATATTCCATTATCTATAACTATGACGGCGACCCGTGGCACATTAGGATTGAGACGGCTACGCCAGACACCGACTTTGGCGAAGAGGGTGCTGCTAACACAAGATTTCTGGGTGCTCTAGAACTGTGTAGGCCATGTGGCTATTTGTTTACGCATGAATGCGTCCCGGCGGAGAATTTTTAGGATAACTAGATGACAATTTCACGTACAACACGCTTCGGCCTATACCGCTGGTCTTCGTTCATTGATGCATTTACTCGCACACAGATGGACGAATCATACGAAAACATTGAGCAGTATGGCTTAAAAATGCTGCGTGGCAGCGCACTTCCAGAAGCCGGATCAGCAGAATACGCTGGAACATTTTTTCTCAATACATCTGATGGCAAGTTGTATTACTACACCTCGACTGACGCTGATGGCGAGTGGATCAAGATCGAACCAAATGGAATTCGCTATAACGAAGCCCTAGCCAAGGGCGACATGCTTGTGGCCCCAGGGCCCGCCGAATGGGAAAGGCTGCCCGCTGGTTCGAGAAGCCAAATCTTAACGGTCATAAGCGAATCCGGAGATGTTGGATGGACCAGCATTCTGAATAATCGTGGCGACATCCTTACATCTGATGGCGCAAATAACTCTATTCTTCCTGCTGGCGACAACTTTACGTCTTTGCGGGCAGACAGTTCCCAAACCGGTGGACTTGAGTGGGATCTGATAGTTGAGGCCAACCTCGCCTCATCATCAATCACCACGCCAAAAATTGCTGACAACAGCATTTCGTCAACAGTCATCGCTGATGGCGCGGTCACGGAAAGTATTCTTGCGCCATCAGCGGTGATCACATCAAAGTTTGCTTCTGGTGCAGTAAATACAGAAAAAATTGTTGATAATGCGGTAACCAGCGTTAAGATTGCAGACCTAACAGTTTCTTCCAGTAAATTTGCCAATGGCTCAGTAACTAATTCTAAAATTGTTAGTGGTGGAGTCGTCACCTCGGCTATTACGGATGGCTCTGTTACGACAGCAAAAATCGCCAATAGTGCAGTTCTTTCTCCAAAGATTGCGGACTCGGCGGTGGTGTCTAGCAAGTTTGCCGCCGGGGCAGTCACGACAGATAAAATTTTGGATAGCGCTATTGCATCAGCAAAAATTGGTGTTTCTGCAGTTATCACAGATAAGTTTGCCGCGTCAGCAGTTGATACGACCGCAATAGCCGACGCATCCGTGACGACAGCAAAGTTTGATTCGTTGAGTGTAACCTCTGAAAAACTTGCGGACTCATCTGTTGTTACTGCAAATATTGTTGATAGTGCCGTAACTACAAATAAAATTGCCGATTCTGCTGTTACTGAAAGCAAGATCGCAAGCCTGACCTTAACTGCTCAGGATTTTGCTGATGCGTCTGTTGGGACTGACGCCATCGCGTTGAATTCAATTAGCAGCGACAAGATGCGACAGTCCGTTGGGCTGAGTGTTGTCGGGAACCCTAATGCTTCTACGGGCAATGTTGCGGATATTGTTGCCGCGACGGACCACGCACTTTTGAAGCGCAGTGGCTCTAACCTTTTGTTTGGCTTGATTGAGTCTGGCGACCTCGGCTCCGGCGTAATCACTACTTCTAAGTTTGCTAGCGGAGCGGTGTCGGATATCAATATATCTAGCGCCGCCGCAATTTCGCTGACTAAACTTGGAACCGGACAGTTAAAAAACGAAACACAGGTTTCAACCGGTAATTATTTAAACAGTTCTTTTACTGCGGATAAACTATTTACCGGCGTTAACGGCGTTGGAGTATGGGAGTCCTATACCCCAAATCTATATCTTATCCGCGCCAAAGAAGTGGTTAAAGATGGGACAAGCGTCTACTGGGCGCCTCAGTTCAATAGGTTAAGCAACCCTACACCCTGGCTTGAGCCCTCGTCGCGGTATACAGTTAGATCTGCTCGCTACTGCAGAATGAATAACCTATGTATCGTTTATGCAAGCATAGAATATAATTTTGAGAATACTATTTCTCCTAATTACACCTTGCCGTCTGGTGTCTCATATAACAGTACGACCGTAAAACCTAGTACAATTATTCCATCATGGTTTTTTATAAGTTTGCCATTTCAGCCTGAAAACCAGAGCCTAGTTAATTGCGGAGTAGTCCGGATTATCTCCACTCGATACATAAGCAAAACTGTTACAGGAGGAGGCATAACGAGTACCCTGTCTGTCCCTATCAACAGAAAGTTTGCTCCGACAGCGGTTATTTATAACAACATGCTTACAGCAATAGTCTCTGGACCAGATGATCAATGGGACCTAGAAGACTTTACAACCAGCAATACTTCTACTCTGGATTTAGGTAGAGAAGGACGAACAGAAGATGGCAATATTGGTGCAGACTACGAAATTGCGCTTCGTAACAGGGCAACCGCTGTGACTTTTGTTCCAGGACTAAGAGTTGATTTCACCATCACCTATGGAATAGCAACGTAGGATTTTACTAAAATGGCTGTAACTACTACAACACGATTCGGTCTCTATAGATGGTCCGATGATTCTGATCGTATTATTCGAGAACACCTCGATACATCCCATGCAAATATTGAGACCTTTGGGGCAAAGTTTCTTTCTGGCACCTCTCTTCCGACAATTGGATCAGCCGAGTACGCCCGCACATTTTTTATCAACACCTCGACAAAAGTTATATATTTTTACTCTTCTGACGATGCCTTAGGCGAATGGGTTGCAATTGGTACAGACGTCATTCTAGTAACGCTTGCAGAAAATAAGGGGGATCTCCTTGTTGCAACTGGGCCAGACGAGTGGGACATTCTTCCTGTTGGAACATTTGGGCAAGTTCTTACAGTTACTGACAATTTGTCGAATATTGGGTGGGCAACGATACTTGTTACAAAGGGAGATTTACTTTCGCACGATGGCTCATCGCTGATTAATCTTGGGGTCGGACTGGATAATTATCTGCTGATTGCAGACAGTACTGAACCTAGTGGATTGAAGTGGTCTTTAGTCAATGAGTCTTCAATTAGTGATGGCGCGGTGACCACATCAAAGTTTCAACCTTCGTCGGTTATCGAATCCAAATTTTCAGTTGAGGCCGTTACCTCGACTCAGATTGCTGATGGTGCCGTTACAACAGAAAAAATCTTGGCCAACTCTGTAACCGAACCTAAACTTGCTTCTGCCTCTGTTATTACTGACAAAATACTAAATGGCGCAGTCACCGAAATAAAAATTGCTGACAATTCTATTGGTTTTCTAAAGTTCGCCCCTGGTGCGGTTACAACAAGCAAGATAGTTAATTCAGCCGTTGACTCTAGCGCAATTGCTTCTGCTGCTGTTGCCACTGGAGTCATCGCGGATGGCGCTGTTATTACTACAAAAATAAGCGATGCAAATGTTCTATCTAGCAACATAGCGGACCGCTCGGTCACTTCGGCAAAAATTGCTAATGGCGCTGTTATTTCTTCAAAACTTGAGCCGCTATCTATTACGACAGGCAAATTTGCTGATTCATCTGTTCAGACCGCGAAAATAGGGAATTCTGCAGTTGTTTCTAGCGCTATTGCGACATCTTCTGTGACTGAATCTAAACTTGCAGATCAGGCTGTGACAGCGCTTAAGTTTGCTGATGGCTCCGTGACTTCGGCCAAAGTTGCTGATGGGGCTGTAACGGGCGGCAAGATACTTGCTCTGAATGTCACCAGCGATAAGGTTTCTGCCAACTCTGTGTTGTCGTCGGTTCTTCGTCAGTCTGCTGGCTATTCTGTTATTGGAAATTCGAGCAACTCGGTTTCTGATGTTACGGATTTGACGGCAAGTTCCAATGGCGCGCTACTTCAAAGGGCTGCTGGCTCTCTTGGTTTTTCAACGTTGATAACGAACTCTATTTCTGATGGCGCGGTTACAAGCGTAAAAATTGCTTCAAACACCATTGTTGATAGTGATATTGCCGCTAACGCAAACATTTCGTTGACAAAGTTGGGTAGCGGTATTCTTCAGTCTTCAAATACTGTAAGTACCGGTAATTATCTGCCTAGTTCTGTTACGTGGCCGAAATTGAGTTCTGCGCCAACTTCCGAGGGGGTAGGCGTCTGGTTGACCTATGTGCCGCAAGTTTATAAGTATGTTTCTTCATGGGCTACCGTGACCGACCTGGAGTTGCTCCTCCCCAGTCAATATGACGTATTTTATGCCAAGTATTGCAAAATCAACGAAATGATAATTGTGCAATGCCGCATTACAATGAATGACAATTTTAACTGGCAGAACCAAAATAACAGCGGTGCAATAGTCACCCTGCCGTTTACGCCGACAAATACTGACTATATGTGTATCGGATCTGGGTACTTTACAAACATGGACTCGCCACAAAACCAAAGCAATACTTATGCGCTAAACGTTAATGAGGTCAGTGGGGTTGTTTTTGGTATGCCAGAGCCAAATCTTCACGCGAACCAGGGCGCCACCGTTAGGCTCCCACCTGGAGATCTAACCCCATACCTCGTTTCAACATTTTTTGAAGATTTCGATACAATTAGTTTTAAAGTCCAATACGCAACGACAGCATAGTTTATTGCCATGACGATACAAACAACAACACGGTTCCGTCTAACGCGATGGTCATCGGATAACGATGCCTTAACACGCGGTCAAATAGATTCTGCTCATAATAATATCGAACTTTATTTGGCCAAAATGATTGCTGGTTCATCCATTCCTTCTGTTGGAACGGCAGCCTACGCAAAAACAATTTTCTTGAACAGAACTAATAATAAAATTTATTATTACTCTAGTGAGGATTCTTCTGGGTCTTGGATTTTTGTTGAAACAGACGTTGTTGCGGCAACAATTGCTGACGCGAAGGGCGACCTAATCGTTGCATCTGGTCCAAATGTGTGGTCCAAACTTCCAGTTGGTTCGGTAAATCAAATTCTTGCAATACTTGACTCGGCCAATACTGTCGGGTGGTCAACAATATTGGCGCAAAAGGGTGATTTGCTGACCATTGATGGGCAATCCTTGACTCGTATCCCCGTTGGCACCGATAATCAGATTCTAAATTCTAACAGCGCTCTGGCCACTGGTCTTGGATGGACTCTCGCCACAGAAAATAACATTTCTAACAGCAGCATTTCGTCCGTGAAAATTAATGATAGTGCCGTTACGGCACCCAAAGTTGTTGCTTCTGCCGTATTGACGGCAAAATTTGCAACTGATTCTGTAACTGAAACAAAAATTGCTGATGGCGCAGTGCAGAGTGCCGCGCTTGCGAACGATGGGGTCACAACCAATAAAATTCTGGACGCCGCGGTAACTGAAACTAAAATTTTATCTGGTTCAGTAACTACTGCTGCGCTAGCAGACAATTCCGTAGACTCACCAAAGTTTGCTGCTGGCGCGGTCACGTCGTCAAAATTTGCGCAGTCTGCTGTAACGGCACAAAAACTTGCTACCAGTTCAGTGACATCGACAACAATCGCCGCTGGAGCGGTAGATACGCCCGCCCTTGGGACTTCGGCGGTTACTCAAGCAAAAATTGTTAACAATGGTGTTTCCACTGTTAACATAGGTGATTCATCTGTAATCGCGGAAAAAATTGCCGATGGGGCTATTACTTCGCAAAAAATTGTGGCACACGCCGTAACCACCGCAACTCTCGGCACATCATCTGTAATTGATACAAAGATTGCCAATGGCGCAATCATTAATAGGCTGATTGGAAACTCTGCCGTTACTACGGATAAGTTGGCTAATGATTCTGTTTCGACCAGGACTATAGGAAATCTTGCAATCGTCTCGCCTAAATTTTCTACGAACTCAGTGACAAATTCTAGAATTCGGAAGTCATCCGGGTTGAGTGTCCTGGGTAACCCTGGTAATACGACGGCAAATATTAGCGATATTGTCGCGGCAAACGATAATACGGTTTTGCGCCGAGCAGGAAACTTTTTGTCGTTTGCACAAATTTCAACGCCGAATTTTGCAGATGGCGCCGTATTATCTGGCGCTATTGCTGACGGCGCGCTCTTTGATGCACAGTTTTCTCCGTCAGCCAACATTGGGTTGACAAAACTAGCCCCAGGTGCTCTTCCATCTGCAATCAAGACTGGAACTGTTAACTATGTTGATAGTTCTATAACTGTATCTAAACTTAGCGCTGAACAAAGTTCTGCTGGCGTTGGAGTCTGGTTGAACTATGTGCCCCAGATTTATGCTCTTGTTAATAGCGGGTCGACATATAGCACTTTTGTCTTGGTGCCAGGTCAATCTGTGACAAGCATGTATGCGAAATATATGCGAATAAATAAACTTTGTTTTGTTACCTTTAATGCGATTATTGCGCCCTCTTTCAGCAACCTAACCAATTTCGATCCAGAAAATTGCGCCCTGGAGATTACGCTGCCTTTCACTGCGGCAACCTCAAATCGGACTATTGTTGGTAGCGGGCACGTGATAAATGTTGACACGAACACAAACAGCAGGACTGTCCATGCGGTGATAAATAATGGTCGTGTCGCGTTGGTCTATGAGCACAATGGAGTGGCGTCCACAGGAAGCGCTGACGACGAATACCGAACTAACTCTTTTTCTGATATTGCCTATTTTCTTGAAAACCCCGACCCGATAGGGTTTTCGATAATATATGAGATTCTGTAGTGACTAACTTTGCTGTAGATTTGTTCTGAACAATAATCAAATATTTGGCATAATGGTATGAGTCATTTCGCGGAGGTGAGCGTTGCAGTCGAACATCCTTTATGCCGCCGTGTCTTCAGTTATTGCTGCCGCTATCTCGGCTTTTGTGGCCCTACGTTCAAAAAAATCAGATATTTTAATCGCTTCAGCATCTAATAACAGTTTGGAGATACAGCACATTTTTGACGGTTATGCTCGAATTGTTGAGGATCTTCAAACTGAAGTTCTGCGTCTCCAGGGCGAACTTGAAATGCTGAGGGTTGAACAGCAGGAGTGCGATTCCTATCGTCAGACCCTTGAGATGGAGGTCCTGGAACTGAAGCATCGGATTGCCGTCGTTGAGGGTCGTTCAAATGGCGACTGAAAAAGAGCAATTCGAAGAAATTATTAAACAGGTTATGCCTGATAGGCTAATCACTAATTTCATTCTAATAGTCGAGATTGTTGACGCCGATAACGAGGAACTTTCTGTTAATGTGAGCAGTGGTATGACTCCATGGCTAGCAATGGGCATGCTGTCATATGCCGAAAATATGATCAAAACAAGAGAAGATGAACTCTTGGACGAAGATGAGGATGATGAATGAAAAGTCAGCAAATTGTTGATCAGACAGCCAAGGGTGGAATCCTCGGCCTGGTCGGATATTTTCTTATTGAGGTTGGTGTCGATCCTGGGATTGTTGCGGCGCTGATTCCGCTTTTGGCAGCAATTCTGGCTTGGGCGTCGGGTCGAGTCGGAGATAAGGCAATTGCCTCATTTCTTGGTTCTGAACCGATCCGCGGCGCAGTCAAGAGCGCCGTACGGGCCGTTGACAGGGAGGTTAAGCAGGCCGAGGCTGCGTCTGATAAGAAGACCGCCGCTAAGCGGGCTGCGGCCAAGAAGCCGGTGGCTAAGAAGACCGTGGCGAAGAAGCCCGCAAAGAAGAAGCCACAGTAATTCCCGCTACCTTGGGACGGCAGGCCAGACCCTTAATAAGGGTCTGGCTTTTGCCGTTCTGAGGGTCAACGGCTTTATTTAAGCGATACAATATTAGTTGCGGTTAAGGAGACTAGATGCTTGCTGGAACACACAATTTTACGATTGACCAGGGCGCATATTGGCAGCGCTCCCTTAAACTATTTAACCCTGATGAAAGCGTGTATAACCTTACCGGCTATACGGCAAGAATGCACTTGCGCAGGGACCTTAAGGCAACCACTCCTGTTATTGCTCTAACCACGGAGAATGGTCGAATTTCGCTTGGTGGGTCCAATGGCACTATTACTTTGACATTGCAGGCTGCTGATACTGCCACCATTCAGCACGATTGCGTGTATGACCTAGAAATCGTAACTAACGACGGCAAGCCTTATCGGGTGGTCCAGGGCAATATTAGGCTTAATCCTGAGGTTACGCGGTGAGCCGGACCACCCCAGTTATCGTTACGTCGCAACCTGCTAATCAGGTTGTTGTTGAGGACGTAAAACCAAATTATGTTGTAGTTAAAAATGAGCCAACGAATACGGTTGTAGTTTCTGACAGCGAACCCAACACGGTTCTTGTTTCAATTGTTGGCGCTGCCGGTGAGCGCGGCAATAGCATTCTTAACGGCACTGGGACGCCTTTGTCATCTTTGGGGCTAGAGGGCGATATTTACATTGATTCTTCGAACGGTAATTTTTGGGGTCCGAAAACATCTACCGGATGGCCAGCAACCCCCTTCTATTCAGCCGGACTGACTAGACGCTATGTGCATGTTCAGAACGTGGCCGCCGATACGTGGAATATTGCCCATGACCTGGGGGGTTACCCCGCCATAACTATCGTTGATTCTGCCTTAACGGCAGTTGTTGGTGAGGTATCATATATTAGCACTTCGCAAATTAGAGTGGATTTTACGGCACCCTTTTCGGGCTACGCTTACTTGACATAAGGGCAGGGCATGGCGCAGAAGTTTCTCACAAATATTGACCTCAACGGCAATCAACTCTATAAAGGAACCTTTCAAAAGGTTGCTACCGATCCCGATACCAACCTTTTCGAAGGTTGGACCGTCTATAACACCGCCGAAGACTGCATCAAATACTATGACGGTACAACCTGGAAGAAACTTATTAAGGGTGTCACGTCGGGTGGAACTTATTCCAACGCTCTCACGGTCTCCGAAAGCAATGGGGCAATCACCCTTACCCTTAACCTTGCCAACGGTAGTGATGCTGGGCTCCTCTCCTCTACTTTCTATAGCCTCCTCAATGCCGCCACCGCCAGCCCCACTGTCAGCACACTTGTCCTGCGTGATGCCGCTGGACGCTTTCAGGCAGAGGCTCCTAGTGCCGATAAGGACGTAGCAAACAAGGCGTATGTTGATGCGGCTCGCTCTGGCCTTGATGTCAAGGCTTCCGTCAAACTGGCAACCGACGCCGTATTGCCGACCTTCACGCATTCTGCCGGGGTCTTGACCGCCACCACCAACGGTGCGCTGACTATCGACGGAGTTACCCTTCAGGCTGGAACAGACGAGGGAATCCGCGTTCTCGTCAAAAACGAGACATCAACCAATGCCCCATACAATGGCATATACGTTGTCACCAATACTGGTGGAGCAGGCGCTGCCTATGTTCTAACGCGGGCAGATGATGCCGACAGCAACACTGAGGTTAATCCCGGACTGTTTACCTTTGTTGAGCAGGGAACCAACTGGGCCGACTCGGGGTGGGTGCTGACGACAGATGGCTCGATCACCCTCGGGACTACCAACCTCACGTTCGTTCAGTTCTCTGCTGCCGGTCAAAGCATTGCTGGCAATGGTCTTACCAAGACCGGCAACACAATTGATGTTGTCGGAACCGCGGACAGAATTAGTGTTGGCGCCGATTCTGTTGACATTGCCTCAACCTATGTTGGTCAGTCAAGCATTACCACTCTCGGTACGATCACGACCGGTACATGGAATGGTACTGATGTTGCGGTTACTGCCGGTGGCACTGGTGCATCGACCGCTTCTGGGGCGCGGACAAATCTTGCTTCCGAGCCAGCAAATGGTTCCAACGAGGAAACTGGAAGAACCACGACCACACCGGCCTTGGCTCGCATTTCGAGTCAGGGCTGTAGCGCATCTGTTACTGGCATCTCTACGACCACAGTGACGCATAATTTCGGCACAAAAAATGTTGTCGTTCAGATTTACGAGAATTCGACTGGTGAAACCGTCATTGGTGACGTCGTCCGAACAAGCACAAGCGCCGTCACAGTGACATTGCTTGGCACTATCTCTGCCAACGACTACTATATTGTTGTCAGTGGTTAAGCACTAAAATTGGCTCACAGGCCCCGAGGGGACTCTTGAGTCGAACGGATTGACTGAGGTCATGGCTCAAAAGTTTACGGTCCCCATTACGATCAAGCAGTTGTCGTCGCCAAGTTCAGACGGCTTGACGATCTACCTTGATGGGGAGGCTTTTGCCAGACTTCAAGTTCAGGCGGGTGGCCGTCTCGCATGGGGCGACGGCGCAAACGCCGCGGACACGAATCTTTACCGTGACGCCGCAAACGTCCTCAAAACCGACGACACCTTTAAAGCACCAACACTTTTTGTTGACAATATTGAGATCGATACGACAGGGGCAACACCCGGTGTCGTTCTCATGTTTGACGGAACAAAATTTGGTCCGAGCGGGATATCGCTAGATAATCTCAGTGACGTTGTTATTTCTTCACCAGCGGCATTCCAGACGCTGGAATATAACGGCACTAACTGGGTTAACGAATACTCATCAGTTGTCACATATGTCCGCAATGCTGAAACGACAACCTTAACTACGGGAACATGCGTCTACCTTTTCTCTGCTACTGGCGATCATGCGTCAGTTAAACGTGCCGACAATTCTTCTGATACAACCTCATCTAAAACAATAGGTCTAGTTGGCTCAAGCATTGCAGCCTCCGAAAATGGACCAGTCATAACACGAGGCTACGTAAAAGGCATAGATCTTTCGGTTGGCTATTCGGCTGGGGACATACTATGGCTCGGCGAAAACGGTAATTTTACAAAAACAAAAACAGAAGCGCCAGACCACCTCGTATTTATCGGCGTCGTTGTGCGCCCAACGAGCAACGGGATTATCTATGTAGCAACGCAAAATGGCTACGAACTTGACGAACTCCACAACGTATCTATAGACCTAGAAACCATTACAAATGGCGACGTGCTCAGATACAACAGCACCACATCCCTCTGGGAAAACAGCCAAGTTATAGGACCAACTGGCCCAACCGGAGCCACAGGAGGAACCGGACCCACAGGACCAGCAGGGCAAGACGGCCAATCATCATCCTTCTACGACTACAAAATCGACACAACCACAACCTCTGGCAATCCCGGCACAGGTCTAATCGCATACAACAACGCAAACCAAGCATCAGCAACACAACTACAGATCAACCACATCGACCAAGACGGATACGACATTGACTTATTCCTTGGAATGGTCAAGGAAAATGACACCGTTTATATTCAGGATGCAGGAAATTCTGCAAATAGTCAAACGTACAGAGTTACCGGTGCTGTAACTGATCACGGTAACTCCTACGTCAGCATTCCAGTAACACAGACTGCCTCTGCTGGTACTGGAGCAACGGGGTTTGCTGATGATCTTTCTGTATTGCTTGTTATTGCCAATGTTGGCCCAACTGGACCCATTGGTCCAACTGGCCCAACCGGAACCACTGGCCCAGCGTCGACGGTTCCTGGTCCGACCGGAGCAACAGGACCCACTGGTGCCCCTGGTTATATTGGGGCTGATGGAGCAACAGGACCGACTGGTGCGATAGGTCCAACCGGTCCTACTGGTGTAGCCGGTGCAACTGGACCTACAGGAGCAACGGGACTTACAGGAGCAACAGGACCAACAGGATCTACTGGTGACCAGGGCCCGACAGGACCTACTGGACCGCAAGGTATTCAAGGTGAAATTGGGCCAACTGGACCAACTGGTGCAACTGGACTGACAGGAGCGACAGGAGCGACTGGACCAACAGGACCTACCGGCGCACAAGGAATACAAGGTGAGACCGGACCCACAGGTGCGCAGGGTATACAGGGTGTAACTGGACCTACAGGTGCCCTCGGGCCAACAGGCGCAACTGGACCTACAGGAGAACAAGGTCTCATTGGTCCCACTGGACCGCAAGGTGTTCAGGGTATTCAAGGAATTGATGGTCCCACCGGTCCAACTGGTGCTCAAGGTATTCAAGGCGTAACTGGACCGACTGGACCTACAGGGGCACAGGGTATTCAAGGTGTTACAGGGCCCACAGGCATAGAAGGTGCAACTGGACCTACAGGGGCGCAAGGTATTCAAGGCGTAACTGGACCGACTGGACCTACAGGGGCTCAAGGCATTCAGGGAGAGACAGGGCCCACCGGCGCTCAAGGAATACAGGGTGTTACGGGTCCAACAGGCTCAACTGGTGCGACCGGTCCGCAAGGCAACTTCGGTGGTATCACTCTTGATTATACGTTTGATAGTGATACCGCACAAACGGATCCTGGCACAGGTGTTCTTAAGTTTAATAGTGCGACACTGAGTACCGCATCGCTTTTGATTATTGACGATCTGGATGACAACGGCACAGACGTACAGGCGTTTCTCAGAACTATTGACGACTCAACTGCAACAATCAAAGGCCACTTCCGCATCAGCAACAAGGCTGACTCCACGGATTTTGCTCTATTCACAATCTCTGCTATCAATGAAGAGACTGGATTCTTTGAAGTTTCCTGCGCCTATGTATCCGGGTCAGCGGCATCGTTCTCTGACAATGAAGATGTCATTATCACATTCGCCAGAACTGGTGATGTTGGTCCGGTTGGCCCCACGGGTGCCCAAGGTCAGACCGGTGCACTCGGGCCTACAGGTCCCACAGGAAATTTGGGTCCGACTGGACCCACTGGAGCAGCAAGTACAGTTACTGGCCCCACGGGCGCTACTGGAGATTTAGGTCCAACTGGCCCAACGGGAACAACTGGTCCAACTGGTAATGCGGGCCCAACTGGCACCACCGGCCCAACTGGTCCCACAGGACCGACTGGGCCTGATGGGAAAATAACTGTTAATCAGGCAACCGCACCTGCTTCTCCGTATGAAGGGCAGATTTGGTTTGATTCATCAACTATTAAAACTTTTGTTTACTACGATAGTTATTGGATTGAAGTTGGCAGTTCTGACATTGGAACCCTTTACAACAGAGCAATTTTCTCTACGACAACAACATCATTGGCTAACACTGCGTCAACAAATATTAACTTGCCCACTTTTAAGAGTTATGTATTAATGTCTATCAGCGTCGACGAGGCATGTTGGTTGCGCATTTATTCAGATTCCGCTTCTCGTTCTGCTGACTCTTCAAGAACGATTGGAGAAGATCCGGAACCTGGTTCAGGAGTCATTGCAGAAATAGTCACCACTGGGGCCCTGGCACAGAAGATTACGCCATTCATTTTTGGCGGAAATCTTGAAGACCCCGTCACCGATGACATGTATTTACGTTTGACTAACCTTTCGGGGTCAACGACTACTATAAACTTAGAGTTCACACTTGTAAGATTGGAGATTTAAAATGGCTGTAACAACACGCGAATATGCCATTACCCAGGCGACCCCAGCAAATATTATTAATGCTTTGGAAACTGCTTTTGGCGACCTTGGCTGGCACGCTGCAGCCACTAGCGGCTACATTCTAACCTTTACTAACACCTCTGGGACGACGCTTGCCGCAAAAGCCAACGAGCGATACCTAGTCAAGCAGTCTGCTACCAGCGGCAGTGGAACTGGCGCTGTTTTCGATGTTCTTCGATCAGCAACAGGCGCAATCTCCACCGTAACTCTTGTCACCGGTGGCTCTGGTTATGCTGCCTCAAATACAATCACGATCGATGGCGCGGATATCGGCGGTGTTACATCCACGGACAACATTACCGTTACTGTATCCACTATTGCAAACAGCCTAGGAAGCACCACTACATTCTTTGACAAGGACGTAACGACAACCCCCCTTACCTCTGCTTGGGCTGTTTCTAAAACCGTACATAACTCTAATAAGAAACTTGGAACAACCTTTTGGAATTTTCATGTTGGCACAACTGCTGCTGCACACGCCCCCATTGGCGGCGTACGTCCAACGCTCTATATTCGTGGCCTGACGGGGTTCAACCCGAGTACTAACACTGGTCAGGGCGTTTCTGTTTTAGATTTCTTTTCAAGTGGTAGCCCGTCAATTACAACTGTGTACAGTGCCGCCCAGCAGGTCGCATCCTCGGCAATGATCCCATTGACGTTACGAGTTCGGCAATCTGGAATTGACTCAGGTTTTGCTACATTCAGTTTCTTTGAAGGAAACAACAATCGCAACAACTTTATGATGGCAAACTATAATAACAATCTCCAGCCGTGGGATCTGGATGATGTGTTCCTCGGTGGCGTATATGAGTTGGCTGCCAACACTGCCATTAACACTAACGAAGCGGGAATTAACTTCCGAACGCGTATGACCGGAATTCCCAAGAGAATGGCAGAAGCGGGATACGGCAACTATTTTCAAGTAGACGCAACAACCGTCGCCTACACCAATACCCCATATAGAACTGTATCAGGAAATAGACAGGCAACAAGCCCTGGTGCCGCTTACGATGACGTTCTATTTTATGTTCGCATGACTGGAGATATTCAGACGAATGTTTCTAATATGGCGATTTTCAAGAATGTCCCCATTTGTCCTGCGTTCGCTCCTGTTCCGTATTACTTGCCTAATGACTTTATCTTGGCAGAGGTGCCGTTCGGTAACGCAACATGTGGCGATGTATTAGAAGTCAGCGTGTCAGAAAAATATACTGTTGTGCAGTTTTCTGCAAACATCACGACTTTCACTACTCTGGTCTTGGCTGCGAGAACGACCTGATGGCTACATTCTCATACACGACACCAAAAAATTTGTCGGAAAATTCTTTGGCGGTACAGGCTAATGCCACAAAAACCCTTAGCCCATTCACCAGAACTGTGACCACTCAGGGAACTATGACCTTTGATGCCACAACAGAAGTATCCAGTATCTCTTATGTTACTGGAACGAAGTTCGATGTTGTTTCACCAGAAGAACTGGCAGAAGTAAAACTTCGACCCCAAACTGGGCTTGTGTACCCACGAAACATTTAAGGAGACAAATGCTGTACTGGAAAGCAGATTTTCAAATACCCGACTCCGGCGCACAAAGTGCGGAAGTCTTTGCCTTCTGTCAACTCAACGATGAGCAGACGGTCATAACTGTTGAGTTCTACGCTGACAATAGTAAACAGAACCTGTTATTTATTGAGCAGTATGAGCACGATTCCGATTATGTATCTGCAGAAGAATACCTTTTGACGACCGAGGAGTTCGCCAACTATACATTGGCATAAATAATGAGCGCCGTAGATTTTCCCGACGATCCAGATATTGGTGATGAGTTTACCGTTGGTACTCAAACACGTATTTGGAACGGAACTACATGGACGCTCACACCAACAGTCGTCACTGGACCAATAGGCCAGACAGGCGCGACTGGTCCTACGGGGGCAACGGGAGCAGTTGGGGCAACTGGTCCTACGGGAGCAACGGGCTTACAGGGGCAAATCGGGGCAACTGGTCCTACGGGCTCTGCGGGAGCGATAGGAAATACTGGTGCTACTGGTCCCACGGGTGCAACTGGAATTCAAGGACCGACTGGACCCACTGGTTCGGTGGGGGCAACTGGGGCGACTGGTCCCACGGGAGCCACTGGTGCAACTGGCCCGACAGGAGCGACTGGAGAAACCGGCACTACTGGACCTACGGGCGCGACAGGTCTAACGGGAGCGACTGGCCCTACTGGACCACAAGGGCAAATTGGCCCCACTGGCCCTCAAGGCATTCAAGGAATACAAGGAATCCAGGGAGAAGTCGGCCCGACTGGACCGACCGGCGCCTCCGGTCAAACTGGTCTCACTGGTGCGACCGGTCCCACAGGAGCAAACGGCCAAACTGGGGCCACGGGACCCACTGGGGCAACTGGTGAAACCGGAGCGACTGGTCCCACGGGAGCCACCGGAGCAACTGGACCCACAGGCTCCCAGGGTATTCAAGGAATTCAAGGCAACCAGGGCCCTACCGGCCCGACTGGCGCAACTGGAACAGCAGGAACAGCAGGAGCAACTGGCCCTACTGGCGCGACTGGTGCAACTGGACCGCAAGGAAGTTTCGGCGGAATTACGCTTGACTATACGTTTAGCACTAATACGTCCGTAACTGACCCCGGTGCTGGCATCCTCAAATTCGATAACGCAGACTTGAGCATCGCCACCCTTCTGGTTATTGATGACCTTGACGATAACTTAACTGACGTTCAGGCGTTCCTTCGCACGATTGACGACTCGACATCGACGATTAAGGGACACTTCAGGATTTCAAACAAGGCAGACTCTGCGGATTTTGCTCTGTTCACTATTTCTTCAATTGCTGAACAAACAGGATTTTTTGAGGTTTCGTGCGCGTATGTTTCAGGTTCGGCTACCTCTTTTTCTGGTGGCGAAGACGTAATTATCACTTTTGCTCGCACGGGTGACATTGGTCCTGCAGGTGCAACCGGGCCGACAGGGGCAACCGGCGCTACTGGACTGACCGGCGCCACTGGTCCAACTGGTGCTGCTGGTGCGACTGGGGCTACGGGCCCAACTGGTGCGCAGGGTATTCAAGGCGTTACTGGCCCCACGGGTGCAACGGGTCTGACTGGTGCGACTGGGCCGACGGGCGCCACTGGTCAAACTGGTCCGACGGGTCCGACTGGCAGTACTGGTGCGACTGGTGCCACTGGTCCGACGGGAGCGCAGGGAATTCAGGGTCCGACTGGCCCACAAGGTATCCAGGGAATCCAGGGCGTTCAAGGCGACCAGGGTCCAACTGGCCCAACTGGCGCGACTGGTCAAACGGGGGCGACTGGCCCCACTGGGGCGGCCTCGACAGTTGCTGGCCCGACCGGACCAACGGGTGCTGCCGGTGGTGGCGTCACAACCACAGATAGTTCTCCTGCTGGCCCATCTACTGGAAACCTTTGGTTTGAGGGCGACACTGGACGACTCTTTATTTACTTTGATTCTCAGTGGATTGAAGTGAGCGGTGGCGCTGGTCCTACAGGTCCTACCGGCCCTACCGGCAATACTGGTCCGACTGGACCAACAGGACCTACTGGTGCGACCGGCGCGACGGGACCGACTGGGCCGACTGGCGCACTTGGTCCGACTGGACCAACAGGACCTACCGGCCCTCTTGGGCCGAAAGCGGTTTCGATCCTTTCGCCAACAAACGCAGAAAATATAACCCTATTTTATACGACTGTTGCAACAACGATCACTAAAATTTCGTCTGCGATTCGTGGCGGAACTTCCGTCACATTCACTATCCGCTATGGCACAAACAGGTCTGATACCGGCACTGAAGTTGTTACTGGCGGCACCGTTGCAAACAGTACAACTGGCCTTTATACAATCTCATTTAATAACGCTTCGATTCCTGCCGGTCGGTGGGTGTGGCTCGCAACAACAGCCGTTTCTGGTACTGTGAACGAGTTGACCGTGACGCTGGAGTTCTGAAATGTGGACAATTTGGTTTGATGACATGGAAGTCGAAGGGTCGTCTTTTGACGAGTGGCAGTCATGTAAAAATGATGGCGTTGTTGGTATATATATTTCGTTTGGTCGTGGTGAAGATGGTGTGATGCGTGGCGCAGTTTTGTCTGGCGCTGACTGGTATTGGATAAACCCAGACGGAACGATTGACAGCAATTATGAAACATCAAATGATTCTGGTGTGTGGGTTCCGGTTGATGTTCCTGCTGGCGCCGTGGCGAAGTCTGGTCTATGGGTTTCGGATGAACGCATGCAGGAGTTTGATGCGGCAGTGAACGTTTTGGTGGTGTCGTAACGTGGCGCGCCTCTATTTTTTTTCTGCGGCGACTTCTGATTTGACTGGTGGTGCAGACTTTAACCGTGAGTTGCTACCGAATATTACGACGTCGGCATCTGCTCTTTCGGTGACGATTGCTCAGGCGGTTACGGAAACAAGTTACGGATATACGGAGCCACTTGATCCTGGTGCGGCGGGCTCTGTGACTGGTGATTATACTGTTTCTATGGATGTGACTACAGCAAACTCAAATATTACGATGTCTTTTGCTGTGGCTCGTGTTAATAGTTCTGGAACGCAGCAGACGATTTCTTCGACGTCAACTACTGTTTCTTTTTCGACCACTGGTGCAAAAACATTGACTTTAAGTGGAGTTGATTTAGGGACTTTCACGAGCACTGACAGGTTGCGTGTGAGTTACCTTTTTGCTAACGCCGCTGCCCACTCAAGTCAAACTTTTGGCGTTAATCAGAACAGTGTTAATTCATACATTTCTACGCCTTTTCGTGTAAAGTATTTTTTGACGACGTGATGAGGTTTAATAATGGCAATTGATTTTCCGGATAGTCCTGTTGACGGCCAGGTTTTTACCCCAGTCGGAAGCAATAAAACCTGGGTATACAGTTCCTCTTCCGGTGCGTGGCATGCTGCCTCGGCGCCGATCGGACCGACCGGACCCACTGGTGCTGCTTCGACAGTTACCGGACCTACCGGACCCAAGGCTATTACTGTTACTGGCCCAACTGGGCCCGTTGGGGCAGTTACCGGTGACATATGGTATGATTCTGAGACTGGAAAAACATATGTTCGCTACGACAATTTTTGGGTGGAGTCCGGTGGAGAAATAGGTCCTGCTGGGCCTACCGGTCCTACAGGTCCTACCGGCAGCACTGGTCCGACCGGGCCCTCTCCGGCAGGCGACGACGACCAAGTTATTCTATCCGCACAGGTTTTTAACTAGGAGTTTATAATGGCGACTTTCAGCAAAATTATCTTAAGTGGCTCTACCGACGGCAAGCCTATTCTGATTGACGATGCAGCGACCCCAGGAAAAACAATTCATACATGTTCTTCGACGACAACAACAATCGACGAAGTCTGGCTGTATGCAATGAATACGGGGTCCGCTGCTTTAAAGTTAACCATTGAATGGGGCGGGACAACGGCTGGATTTTTGATTGAACAAACAATACCTTTTGAGTCTGGTTTGGTTCTTGTCGCACCTGGTTTGCTGATGAAAGGCACCGCGACTCCGTGGACTATTGCAGCATTCGCAGGCAATACTACTGACATAAATATTACAGGTTATGTAAATAGGATTACGGCTTAACATGACTAAAAGAGATCGGTATCAGGCTGGCGGCCCTGTTTCTTCGTGGACAACCACACCACAGTATGTGAATCGGAACGCCTTAGTCACGGCGACTCAGGCTTCTGGTTCGCCGACACTTTTTACAACTGGGAACTATAGAGGTTGCATCTTCACCGGTTCTGGCGATTTCATTGTTTCTGGTTCTGATTTAGTCGGTGCTGAACTCTTGGTCGTTGCTGGCGGCGGTAGTGGTGGCACAGCATCGAGCACTACGGTTAGTGCCTACGGTGGCGGTGGTGCTGGCGGCATAATTGACCATTCATCAGGAGTATATAAGTTTACGATTCCAATAGGAACATTCGCTGTTGTTGTCGGAGCAGGTGGCGTAGCATCCTCTACTTCGGAATCTCGCGGAACATCTGGCTCCAATTCTTCATTTCTCGGATTTGTTGCTATCGGCGGAGGTGCTGGATCTGCTAGAAGTACCAATGTCGCCTTGACTGGCGGCTCTGGTGGAGGGGGCACCTACCAAGCCGGGTCGAGTGGTACTTTCAATAATGGGGCTGAAGGAACTGCATTACAAGGTAATTCGGGCGGAGACGCCACTAACACAGGAGGGGGCGGAGCCGGTGGAGGTTACTCTGCCGTGGGCGCAGACGGAGGAGTAGTCTCAAACGTAGGCGGCATTGGCGGTGCCGGATTAACATCCAGTATCACTGGCGTTTCAACAGGATATGGTGGTGGTGGTGGTGGTGGCGGACGAACTACTGGTGGAACCGCTACTCATGGTGGTGGCGCGGGAGGTGGCAACGCATCTGGAACAAGTGGTACTGCAAATACCGGTGGCGGCGGTGGTGGTGGTGGAAGAGATACAATCACTTCGGTTCCGAAGGGTGGCGACGGCGGGTCGGGCGTTGTTATTGTCAGGTGGCCTCTATGAGTGAGACTTTCACGGCTCAGATTGTTGACGGAATCGTTGTTCAAGTCATTGTAGGTACTGCCGAATGGGCGATATCCCGTCTCGGTGGAACATGGGTTGATTGCCAAACACTTGTCGGCATTGGCTGGACGTACGACCAGACAAACGGCTTTCAACCACCTATAATTCAACCACCTATAATTAACGAATAGTCGTAAGAAAGACATTTTATGCCCATTGATTTTCCAGATTCCCCAACAAACGGCCAAACATTTACCGTTGGTAATAAAACATGGATTTATGATTCGACATATCTACGGTGGACTGCGCAACAGGCGCCCATTGGCCCGACCGGACCGACTGGCCCCGCGTCGACGGTTACTGGCCCGACGGGACCGACCGGCCCAGACCCAATCCCACTGATACTTGCTTTGAGTTAGGAGAAAGATTATGCCCAATACTTTTAAAAGCGTCGGTAAAGCGCTAACGAATACAGCGCAAACAATTTATACTTGCCCGTCTGCGACGACCGCTGTCGTTATTTTGTGTCAGGCTGCAAACGAAACCACAACAGCCGAACCGGTGACCGTGCAATGGCGCGATAGTTCAGCGGCTGTCACATACATTTTGGCTAACGCAATTCAGATTCCTGTGAATGCTTCATTGAGTTGCATTGGAGGTAAACTTGTTCTTGAAGCCTCGGACTTTATTGAGGCATTCAGTGACGGAAGTAATCAGATAGAGTTAACTTTGAGTGTTTTGGAGATAACGTAATGGCTGGCGGATTTACTGGCGCTCCAGGAAAACCGGTTAGTTTAAGCCCGACAAACGGTGCTCAGGACCCGGTTGCTCCTGGGGTGTGGACGATCGATGAAGCCCAATCTCTCATAAAAAGCGAAGAATGGCCGTGGAATAATCGCGCTACTGGAGGAACGATCAGTGACCGTTTGGTTAACGGATATGTTATTCATAGGTTTACGGGTCCTGGCACGTTTGCCGTACAGCAAGGGTCTTTTACTATTGAATATATAGCCGTTGGAGGGGGTGGTGGGGGTGGAGCAGGAAGCCCCTCAACGGAATGTGGTGGCGGAGGTGGAGCAGGATTGTATAATCCTGGAACATTATCTGTAACTCCTGCAACATCTTTAACAATCACTGTCGGGGCAGGGGGAGCAGCGGGACCTACTACTCCTGGACCTACTCTGCGGGGTGGACAAGGGTCAACAACTTCTATAGGCCCTACAATAACCGCTGAGGGTGGAGGATATGGGGGAGGATTCGTACCAAACCCACTCGTGCCCACATTAGGAACTAGCGGTACAGGACAAAACGCAAAGTCTGCTGGAGGGGGATCTAGCAATAGCCCTACGGGAGGAACTGTTCCCGCTCCGTTAGCACCTAAGGGTTTAGGAAATGCTGGTGGAGGTGGCATTTCAAACTCAAACCCCCCACTCCCAGGACTTGGTTACTTTGGAGCCGGAGGGGGAGGGGGATCTGGAGGTGCCGGATCATCAGCGACATCTCCTGGGTTTGAGTCTGTTTTGGGTGGAAACGGTGGAAGTGGGACAACCACATCTTGGGGTAATTCCCCCGATATCCTCGCAGGTGGTGGTGGTGGTGGTGCTAGCGGGTTTGGTGCTTCAAGTAGTTCGTCAGGGGGATCTGGAATAGGTGGAAATGGTGGTTACCGTAGTCCCAACAACAATTCAAATGCCGGAAACGGAGCAGTAAACACTGGCAGTGGTGGCGGTGGTGGTGCCGCAACCCCACCATCTTTTACGGCTTCTGGAACATCAACAGCCGGAGCAGGAGGCTCTGGCGTAGTGATCATTAGATACAAACCGTATATGTGAGGTTAGGTAATGGCCCATTTTGCAGAGTTAGATAACAACAATATAGTTCTTAGAGTATTAGTTATTAATGACTACGACTGCCTTGATTCGGAAGGGAAAGAATCCGAAGAAGTGGGTCGAAACTTCTGCATATCAACTTGGGGCGGTCGTTGGATTCAAACCTCGTACAACAACAAGATACGTAAACGATATGCTGGTATCGGTTTTGTGTATGACGAAGAACACGATGTTTTTCTGTATCCTAAACCATTTGATTCTTGGGTACTTGACATACCTACTCTTGAATGGATCGCCCCTGTTCCGATGCCGGAGGAAGACCCTGGGGATCGAATGTTTTATTCATGGGACGAACCAACGTTGAAATGGATCATCGAAACATGATAACCTTCGGGCATGTCAAAAACTAAAATTGAAAGTAAGGCAGCGCAAGTAGTTAACAATCTTTTTGATGAAGAAGTGTTTAATGGCATACAGAAATACGTAGAAAATGTTGTGCCAGCACTAAGATGCGCTGTTGACAAAGACATTTTTGTTAGAAATTATATACATAACAATAGTTTTTTTGTTGATATTCATCATCAACTTGCAGATTTTGCATCTGAAATGTTTAAAGAACGCGTAAAGCCCTCTTATTGTTTTTTGTCATTGTATAAAAATGGTGGAAAGTGCCCTTTGCATATTGACAGGCCCCAGTGTCGATATACAATTGATTACCTTGTTCGCGCAACATCATCCAAACCATGGCCAATATCCATATCTGACCCGTTGTCCAAGTTTGAACTAACAAAAATACTGGATGGACATCCGAAAGACCAAGATATAATCGATAGGATTATTTCAGATAATACTTGGACTACGATTGATCTTCAGCCAAACGACGCTGTACTCTATTCTGGCACAAACTCTTGGCACTACCGCCCTACAGCACTACAGGGAGAAGCAGATCTAGTGTTTTTTCATTTTGTCCCGGAGGGTTTCAGTGACCAACTTAATTAAGCCACACATTGTATTACCTAAGGTGAGTCCTTTTAATTTTGGAGGAGGGAGTTGGCCATTAGAGACACACAAAACAGAGAATTGGGCCTGGTACAAGGGCGCATTTGAGCCATATGAATTAGATTCCATAATTGAATTGGGAATTAGGTCAGGGCTTGATAAAGGATCAACAATGACCGGAGGCGACGATGCCGTACGAAAGTCATTTGTGTCCTTCTTATTTCCTAATGAATACACAGGGTGGATCTTTCAACGCCTTGCAGAAGTTATCAATCATGTTAACGACCAGTTCTTTAAGTTTGACCTTACAGGTTTAGAGCAGGGGATACAGTTCACAAGTTATACGGCGCCAGGTGAACATTACACATGGCATATCGATAAAGGAACTGGGAATAGAAAACTGAGCCTTTCATTACAGTTGTCTGACCCAAAGGATTATAAGGGTGGCAACCTAGAACTTCTTTTTGGTGGCAAACCAGTTAAAGCAGAACGCGAGCGTGGAATGATGACCTTTTTCCCGTCATATGCCCTGCATCGCGTTACTCCCGTTACTAAAGGGACGCGCTATTCGCTTGTTTGTTGGATTTCTGGTCCACCATTTAAATAAGCCAGGTGCGGTCAGCATCATTCGTGCTAGATTGCGTTCATGCGAATCGCCGTCTACACGATCACAAAAAACGAAGAACAGTTCATTGAGCGTTGGGCCGAGTCTTGCAAAGAAGCAGACTATCGGCTAATTGTTGATACGGGATCAACGGACAACACTCTTGATGTCGCGCGCGCTTCAGGTTGTTCTACTGCAAGTATTACTGTTTCGCCTTGGCGGTTTGATGACGCTCGAAACGCTGCTCTGGCTTTGATACCGAACGATATCGATATGTGTGTGTCTTTAGATGCTGACGAAATTCTTATTCCTGGATGGCGCGAACATTTAGAGTCTTTGCCTGAGAACGTGACGCGCCCCCGCTATAAGTACGTCTGGTCGTGGAACCCGGACGGTTCGGAAGGAATTACGTTTCTCCGGGATCACATCCATAAGCGGCAGGGTTATCGGTGGAAGCATGCCGTACATGAGATTGTTATCCCAACTGGCGAAGAGGTTCAGGCTTTCTGTGGCCTAGAAGTTCATCATCATCCTGACAGCACCAAGTCGCGCGGACAGTATTTGCCACTTTTAGAGTTGGCCGTGCGCGAAAACCCGAACGATGACCGCAACGTGTTCTATTTAGGACGCGAATACATGTTCTACAACATGCACGAAAAGGCAATTCCTCATTTGTTGAAACATCTGGAGTTGTCTGGATGGGCTGCCGAGCGTTCTGCCTCCATGCGATATCTCGCTAAAGCAACCGGCAATAAGGAGCATTGGTTTTTGCGGGCATGTGCCGAATCCCCTGAGCGACGCGAACCTTGGGTTGACCTTGGTCGTTTCTATTACGAGACACAGAACTGGTCTGGATGTCTGTCCGCCTGTTTAAGGGCTCTCTCTATCAGAGATAAGCCGTTGGAGTATTTGTGTGAGCCTGAGGCGTGGGGTTCGTTGCCCTATGACTTGGCTGGGATAGCAGCATGGAATTTAGGCATGAAGGCAAATGCTTTGGCGCACACTGTTGAGGCAATGAAAATTGCTCCGTGGGATGATCGTATTCGCGCGAATGCTGCGATGATGTATCGAGGGAACCGTCATGCCGATGTTGTGGCGGTCATTCCGTGCAAATCGAACATCGATGGCCTCTTGACTGTTGTTAGACAGTTATCGCATGAGAGGTCTGTCAGCAGGATTAGGGTTGTTGCTGATGGAAATGCAGCATTTGCAAAAATTAACGCAGCCCTACAGGAGCATGATTTACGTCAGTTCTGCGACGTACTTTGTGTCAGGGAGGGGTCCGGTATCCATGTCATGTGGAATTACGGCGCGGAGAAGTATAAGGGCAAACACATTTTGTATATCAATGATGATGTGACGTTTGATGAGGATGCTATAGATACTTTGGCTGGGATGCTTGACACCCATCTCGAATTGGGTGTTGTCTGCCCAAACTATGATGGCAGGAAGATAGTGAAACAGTATGAGGCTGTGTCTATCGCGTGTCCTGGTCGCTATGACGGCACTGATGGGCTTGCAGGTTTCTGTTTTATGGTCCGTTCAGATGTAGATAAGGATTGGCGTTTTGACGAACGCATGAAATGGTATTACGGCGATAATGACATTGTCAATTGGGTTCGTCTATCAGGTAAGGTTGCAGCCATTTCTGGTACTGCCGCGATGCAGTTGAATCCGTCTTGGACGAAGACGCATGACCCGCCTCCTGGATTCGATGAATACACAAAGAACGATGCCAAGATTTTTGCTAGCAAATGGAATGATGACGGAACTTTGGCATGAGTCGTCTTATCGATTTGGCTAGGGAAACTGACAAGTTTTTTGCTCATCAGTACATTGAGGTTTATGAGGGTTTATTTGAGCCCATTAGACACAATGTTTTGAATGTACTTGAAGTTGGCATTAATACTGGAAACTCTCATCGGATGTGGCGCGACTACTTTCGTAACGCAAACATTTATGGGGTTGACATCTACGATTTTTGCGGAGGGATGAAGGATGAGGATCGTA